CAGAATATAAAGCATGGTTTGAAATGAAAAGAAGATGCTATAATAAAAATAGAAAGGGGTATAAAAATTATGGAGGACGTGGAATTAAAGTCTGTGATAGATGGCTGGAATCATTTGAGAATTTTTATGAGGATATGGGAGACAGACCATCTCCAAACCATTCTTTAGATAGAATAGATGTAAATGGCAACTATGAACCCTCTAATTGTAAATGGTCTGATAGAACAGAGCAAAATTATAATCAGAGATTTCGTGAAGGTAAGTAGAATATCATATTCTTTAAAAAACATTGAAGAAGCCATAAGAATTAGAGACCAATGGATAAAAGAGTATAATGAAGATAAAGAAAAATGGGTTAGAGATACAATAAACAAAACTTACGATAGAGGAAAAAGGTTATTATAGGAGGCTATAAATGGTATGGATATTAATTTTTTTGTTAGTGTTTAGCATTATATTTATGGTTTCATATATTTTCATAAGAAAGACAATTCCTTATGTAACAGAACATATTGAAAAAAATGAAACTGACAGAGAAATAACATGGATAGAACGTGAAATAAATTTTAAACAGCATAAAAGAAATGCCCTACAAAAAATCACTGGTTATGAATCAGAGGTCGCACAATTAGACAATGATATTGAGGAATTAGAAAAACTACATGATGATATTAGAAGAGGAGAAGATTAATTATGAATAGTAAAATTAAAGCAGGTGGTATCTTATCAGCATTAGTGGTAGGAGTTATTGTATTGTTTGTTATAGCAATCTTATGTATTGAAAGAGTTCCACAAGGAACAGTAGGTGTTGTATACTCTCCTAAAGGGGTCAAAGACAATACTTTAAGTCCTGGTTGGCATGTAGTAGCACCAATGAATAGAGTTAATGAATATCCGACAAGAACACAAACCATTAGTTACAAAGACATGAATGTATCAACGTCAGATGGTAAAAATCTTAACTTAGATATTGATGTAAACTATAAAGTTGATAGTTCAAAAGCAGTTGAATTATTTAATCGTTTTGGTAGCGCAGATATTGAACAACTAGAAAAAGGTTATCTACGTTCAAGAGTACAAGATAACGTACGTCAATCTGTTTCTAAGTATTCAGTAATTGATGCTTTCGGTGTTAAAACAAGTGAAATTAAAAAATCTACTTTAGATAAACTTGAAGAGAATCTTAAAGGTCAAGGATTTATTGTTGAGGATATTGCTTTAAGTTCTCCAAAAGCTGACAAGAACACTCAAAAAGCGATTGACAGTCGTGTTAAAGCAAACCAAGAATTGGAACGTAAAAAAGTAGACAAACAAATTGCTAAAGAAGAAGCTGAACGTAAAGAAATTGAAGCAAAAGGTACTAAGAAAGCAAATGAAATCGTAGAACAATCATTAAGTGATGAGTTATTACAAAAACAACTTATTGAAAAATGGAAGGGCGACCAACCAATTAATATTGGTGGAGACCCTATTGTTAACTTAAAGTAATGTAATTAATTATTGAAAATGAAAAAATGTTAAACTTTTGACTTGACCCCTATTGACAGGGGTCTTTTTTTATGTTATAGTTTATATATAATAAATAAGGAGATTGATAATAATGGATAGAAAAGGACATTTAGAAGAGTTTGTAGATTTATTAGAAGATGTTATTATGGATATTGAAGATTTAAAATTTGATGCAGAAGATTCTGTTATCAATAACAGGTTAAATATTGCATCAAACGAACTTAATAAAGTAAGAGGGTTTTACATGGATAAAATAAAAACAAAAGGAGAGAAATAAAAAATGGATTTTATTAAAAGATTATTTAAAAATTTGTGGGAATACTTAATATTACCTATAATATTAGTGTTATTAGTTTTGGCTGGAATTGTTCTTATAATTGGTGTAATATCTTTTATTGCAATACTTCCTAGTTTATTATTAAACCATTTCAATATTCAATCATATATTTTAACCATACCCGCTATGATTTGGTTTTTTTCTGTATTTAGTATAGTTATTATCTTTCTTAATGATTTTAATCAAGAAGAAAAAGTTAAATGGTATAATTTATTGTTATGTGGTGTATTAGGTGGTTGTGTATTTTCAATATTAGCGTTATGTTTTATTTATCCAATATTAATTCTATATATTATATTGACAATTATTGTAATAGCTGTTATAGTAATAATAATAGTAACAATAAAGGAGAGGAAAGATTAAATGTGGCATCGTATTATGGATTGGTTTAACGATATCCCAGAAAAAAAGATTGAGCAACAACAACTTAGGTATTCAATGTATTTACCTAGTTCTAAGTGTGTATACATTAAAGCAGACCACCCTATTTATTTAGAAAGAGAATTAATGAAGCATTTAAGCAAGCCATACTTTGATGGTTGGTTATACGAGATAGATATTATAAAAGGCAATAAAAAGAAACACTTAAGTTTAACTAGTAGAAAAGAGATTAAGGAATTAGCACTTTTATCTAATTTATACTTTAAATAAAGGAGGAACTTAGTAATGTCATATAACATTTATGATATTAACTATAAAGAAAAACAAGATGTCTTAGATATAATATATGGTTCTTATAGTGATGATATAGATAAAGAAATAGAAGAAGTGTATAGAAAAGCAGAATCTTGGGATAAAATGCATAAAGAATTCAAAACTAAAAAAGAAGGATGACCTATAATGGCTACAAAGAAACAAATTAAGTATGTACAAGGATTACAAAAAGAATATGGTTTAAGAAATGATGAAATATATAAAGCGAGTGAAATTAACAGAATAACACATCTTGAAATCGGACAAATCATTGATTACTATAGAACAGAAATTGATAACGAAAGAGCATACAATGAATGTCTAGAAGCTGGCTTACCTAATCAGTAATAATTAAAAAGGAGTTAAATATAAATGACTTTTAAATATATAGTTTGGAATACAATGAACAAAGAATTCATTGATTACTGTGATGTTTGCTTACTTCCTAATGGTACTGTACTTGCTGGAGATTTAAATTATGATGAAGAATCAGGTATGCTTGCAGATGTTACAGACCATGTAAATATTTTATTTTATAGTGGTGTTAACGATATAGATAATAAAGAAATTTATGATAAAGCAATTATTGAATTTGAAGATGAAGTACTTTTAAATATAAATGATTCAGAGAGTGCTTCAAGTATTATTAATAGAGCTGTAGTTAATGTTGATTTAGTAGGTGGAAAAGAACGCATCTATTTATCTGATTTTAGAATTAATCATACAGATGTTTCAACAGAAGACTTTGAAAGTGGGTCTAGTTCAAATTATATTGTATCGTTATTAGAACATTCAAAAGTTAAAGGATATGTTTATGAGTATAATGAGTTACTAAAAAGTATAAAGGGGATTTAATATGAGTATAAATAAAGTAGATATAGGTTATTTTGAGTTTTTAAAAGAAAAATTTAATGCTGACCTTATTGTAACAGGTATTACTGTATCTATATTTGCTGTTATTGTTTTTTCAATATTCTTTTTAAGTGTAGAAAAAATAAAATTATCTTCATCTTTTATACTTTATTCTATAGTTATACCTCCATTAGTATTTGGTGTTACTATCTTTGGTTTAACAATGAATTATTTACTTGTCAAAGATAAAATTTATGAAACAAAAGGCTATACTAAAGTAACAGAAGTAGAAAACTTTAAACCAAAAGTAGATGATAGAGATGCAATAGAGCAAAAAATATACTTTAAAGATACTAAAAATGAATTGTATGTTATTAATTCTAGACACAGTAAAAACATAGAATCAGGAGATAAAATTAATCTTGAAAATAATAAAAATATTAATATTGAGAACCGTAAAATAAGAGATAATGATTTTTTAGATATTAGCATAATAAAAAAGTGAGGTAATTATTTTGAATAAGGAAACATTAGAAAGTTTTAATCAATTAGGAGAAAAGTTAGAAAAAGTTGGTTCACATGGATATGAAAGTTTAATTAAACACACCGTTATGCAAGGGATTTTTGATTTAATATCTATTATAGCAATTTTAATTGTTACAATTATATCATGGATTGTTTTATATAAATCTTATAAAAAATGTGTTAAATGTAATGTTTCAATGTTATTTGAAAAAGATTATAATTCAAACGTAGACCCTACTTATTTGGGTTATATAGCTCTTATTGTTAGTGGTTTTCTTACTCTTCTTTTACTAGGTGCTGTAATTCTAGGAGTACCTATGAGTATTCAAGAAATAACAAATCCAGAAGGTTATTTAATTAAAGAAACAATAGACAATCTAAAATAAACAACGATAAAAACCTTGACAAATATACAGGTATAACGTAAAGTATAATATAACAAAAGGATAAAGGAGAATTTATTATGAATAATAAACAAATTAAAAATTTACATGATGAAGCAAACAAAGTAGTAAGTAAATCAGAAAGTATTGATGACCTAAGTTATGTTCAAGCACATAAAATTATTAAGGAGTATCTTGATTTACCAGTTTCTAATTCTGAAAAAAGAAATGTAATGACTGAACTATTGTTAGCTTTAGAGAAAGCTAATAGAATAATTTAAGGGGGGTTTATTATTAGTATGGTTTTTTATTTTATTATTTTAGTTTTGACAGTAGTATCATTGTATGTAGGGGTAACTAGATTTAATAATTTCTTTTATATTTTAGCTATTGTAGGTTTTATAACATTAATACTCATTTTATATTTACCTAAATCATTTGCTTTAAGAGAAAGTACTAGCACAGTAATTTCAGCAGAACAATTCAATGAAACAGCAGAAGTATCTTCTGTTGATGTGAAAGTACATGAAAGCAATAAAAGTTATATAAAGAAAACAACATATACAGTATCAAAGAAAAGTAAAATTTATTTCATAACAGGTTATAGAGAATTAGACACTAAATATGATGTATATATCAAAAAATAAAGGAGAAAATTATTATGAAAATATATGCAATAATTGGTCAAATGTTAAGTGGGAAAACAACTTTAGTAAAAGATTTGGTAACATCTACAGGAATTGAGCAAGTAACAACATATACTAACAGACCTATGAGAGATGGAGAAATTAATGGCAAAGATTATCATTTTGTTTCAACAGAAGAACTAGAAAAGCCACAATATTTTGGACATAGATATTTTTATACTAAATATAGAGAAGAGCCATTTATTTATGCAATGAAAAAAGAAGATTTAATCCCAATACAAGAAAAGATAGTTATAACTGACCCACAAGGTCTTAGAGCTATTAAAGATGAGTTTGGGAGTTTAGTAACCTCCGTTTATATAAATGCTTCTGAAGATTTAATCAGACAGAGAGCAAAAGAACGTGGAGATTCTATTGATGAAGTAAATAGAAGATTATCAGTTGACAGAGATTTATTTGTTTCGGCTCCATATTTTGCTGATATTGTACTTGACGCAGACAGTCAAGATATGTTACAATATATGTGTAATGAGATAAAAGGAGAATGATAAATGGAGCTATTAGAAGAAATCAAACAATTAAAAAGACAAATTGACTTTGAGTTTAATAGATGCTATAATAAAAATAGAAAAGCCATATATCTTTCTGATTATAATGATATTTGTTATATGATTTTTGAAACTATATCCTTAATAGGAAAATTAAAAGGAGTAAAAAACAAAATAATTGGAAAGAAAATTAAATTAGAACTACAAAGCATGTTTATTAAATTAGATATGGCAACTAAGATTGATGTTAATTTACAGGAGGAAAAACAATGGAAAAAATAATTATTGATGAAGTATATGGAAATGATATTTTAGAATTAAACGATAGATTAAATGAGTTTGTTGAAAATTATCCACGATATAAAGTATTAAATGTGAATGTTAAATCTCATTACACTAGTTTAAACAAGGAATTTTTAGGAGCGCAAGTAACATTATCATTAAAAGCGCCATATGAAACATCAGTAAAAACAATTGCAAGTTATCCGGAGGAATTTATTAATGATAAAAGAGAGAATCACTAATATTCTAAAGAGAATGACTTTTGAGTATTTTAAAGTGACTGAAATAGATAATAATTTGCCAGATATGGTAGAAGCTGAAATTACCAATATGATAACAAAACAAAAACACTATATCTATTTCCCTTATGATATGTTAGAAAGATGGTATAGTTATCAAAATTTAAAGTATAATTTAGTCAAAGAATATATTTTAAACAATATATCAGAAGACTACTATTCACTTAAGGAGGATGTATGGAGCAACAAATAACTAGTAAAGAGTGGTTTGCTCAATTGCACCACCAAATAAATAGAAGAGTGTCATTTAACACATTTATTCAACAACTAAGAAAAGTTATTGCTAAAAGGTATTCATATATAATGAACAATGTATCTTATGACGAAATGTTATTAGATTTAGTTGAACTAGGAGAAGTAGATTATTCTGTATTATCTAAAGTAAAATTAGAAAAGGTTGATGAATGAATGGAATTTAAAATTTGGGATAATGCTAATAAAATAATGTATCACAATGCAGAACTTATTGATGATGATAAATGGAATTTTGGTAGACTACATCACAATATTCATTGTACTACATGTGTAACAGTAGGAAAAGTGGACAAGAATAATAATAATATATTTACATTTGATATGTTAGAAATTGATGGTCTTATGTTCTACGTTGATGAAATTATAGATGGTGTAGCTAATATTAGAGGATTGAATGCTAATATTGTTGAAAGTCTAGACAACTTCGATTCAAAAGATATTAAAATAATAGGCTCCTATTTAGAACTAGAATAATATGTATAAAGACTACTGTTACAGTAGTCTTGTTTTTTATGAGAATAAATTTTCCAATATTTCTTGGTCTTTATTTCTTAAATAACTATTTGTAATATCTATGCTTTCATGGTTCATAAGTATTTTTAATTCGTTTATATCTAATCTATCTTTACCCATATATTTTAACGAGTGATGAGTACCATTTTCATAACATTCGGCTCCACTATGGCGAAAGCTATGAGCATTTAATGGTAAATCTACATCGTATTTTTCTTCTAATATACTTCTAAATGATATAGCCCAAGAATAAAATGTGTCATATACAATAGCACGTGGTTTACCATTATAATAACTTATCCACAAGCTATCAACATCATCTTCTCCACGTTCAGCTAACCATTCTTTAGCAAGGTCTTTAGTACGTTGAGAATACATTAACTTAAATTTCTTCCCACGTTTACCACAATTACACCCTTACTTTCGTAATATTTTAAATTTGGGATTAGACTATATCTTCATTCTTTATTGACTTTATTATATGATAAATATTATCACGAGTACAACCCATTTGTAATGCAATTTTTTTAATTGGAACACCTTTATGATATAAGTGTATTACTTTTTCTTTATCAACAATATTCTTTTTAGTGTTCCTTCCTAATTTCTTTAATCTTTTATAAACTAGAGAATAACTACATTCTAATATTTCAGAAATCTCATTAATACTTTTACCATTATCATATAAATTTATTATATCTTCTGTTTTTATTTTATTATTAAACATAGGATTTTTGTCTTCTGACATTTTTCCTTTCATACTAATACTTCTTTTTAATAACATTTGACAATACTGTTCTTCATCCATTATATCCTTAACATTAACTCCATACATATGATTCTTTTCTCCTAGCATATCAAAAGATTTTTTAGTTCGTTCTTCTTCTGTTACTACTCTAGGGTTTCTTTTTTTAGTTTCTTTCATTTTCTGAATGCTTTCATTTGAAAGTTTTCTACCTATATTTGAGGATTTTGCAATTTTATTACCTAAACCCCCACCATATATTATATTCAGATTTTTTGGGTTATGAATTTCCATCGTAATATAATACTGTTCCAAATCAGAAAGTTCATTAATGTCATTTGAATAATCCAATATTTCCTTATGAAAATATTTTGTTCCATACTTCTTTCTAAAGTCTTTAATTATTTTTCCACTTCCAAAATAATTATCGTTAAAATTCGTATTAGTATGCAACTCTATATAATTATACATATTGAGACTGCTGTCTTCTTTAACTATTGTAATTCTATAAATATATCCTATCATATAATATTACCTCCCAATAATACTATATCATAAAATATTATACTGTGTCAATAAAAAATGTCCTGCACTTCCAACATCGTATCAATATATGCTGTACTGGGCTACACTCATCGCCCATAGTCGTTACACCTTCTCTTTTTTGGAGCTTGGCACGGTATTACCATATCATTATGACTTAGGCTTCCACCGTTAGCATGTTTAAATAACATACACCCTTGATAAAGGTTCACAGGATTAAGTAGCTAGCTTTAATTAACCACTTCGTTGGTGCTTGATTTAGTTGGGTCTTGGAAACTATATTTTTGAACTTGTGATATTTCATTTCTACGAGCTACGCTATCATAAGCAAAACTAACAAACAATGCTTTTTGTGTTTTACCTTTCTCTAATAAATAATCAATTAAATAAGTAACTTGTTCATCTGTTAAGAACACAATCTCTCTAACAGGTTCTTTCTCAACTGATTTAATTTTTCTCATAGGATTAACTTCATAATCTTCGTATATTTCTTCGTCGTCTTCGGCAAACTGTAAGAGATTTCTTATTGAAGATTGAACACGGTTGATTCTTGCTGCTGATTTTCCACTCTCTTTTAAGAATAAAAAGAAATTCCTAAAATCTCGGCGTTTTAAATCAAGTAATGATTTGTTGTTCATGTTATCATAAACATAACACATAAACATTTTACAATCAAATTCATATTGTGTAATTGTCTTTTCTGCTCGATTACGAACCTTTAACTCTAATATATAATCATTTAAAAGCTCTTTTGATTCATCATTTACTTTTTTATATATTTCTTCACTATAAATATTGTTTCTTTCCATTATAATAACCTCCATTAATATGTAAACACCCCCTACATAAAAAGTAGAGGGTAAAAAATTTAGGTGCGCCTAACAAAACGCTTATAAAGCGCATGGTTGACGACTTTTATACAGAATAAAACCTGTCTTTTATTGTTTTAGCTGATATATCCCCATAATGGTCCTACAGCATATCCTGCGTTTCCAGGAGCTACACTATTCCATGTTCTAATAGGTAACCATACTCTGTAACCTTTGTTAGTTACATAACTTACCCAAACATGATAGTCTTGTAAACAAACTGTATCATATACAATAGTTGCTCCAGCTGGTAACAATCCTGCTTGAGGACAGCTTCTAAGTGGTCCTACTGTACGTGTGATAATTGGTGTGTTACCATTGCTATAAGTTGCATTTTCTGATTTATAATAAGTGCCGTAATTATTACGTTTCCAACCAGATGCTACTGGTTTAACAGTGTTACTAGAAGCACTAGTTCCTTTAACAACTGTTGCAGTAGGAATCTTACCATCCATATATTGTCTGATTTGTTTAATGAAATAATCTTTTAGTTTCAGTTGTTTGTCTTTAGGCAATAGACCTTGAGTTACAGGGTCAAATCCCGTGTGTAGCTTAGCGCTTCTATGTGGGCAGCTAGTGCTATAAAATTCACAATGCAATCTTATAGAATTTCTGTTAGCTGGTAATCCCCACTTTTTCAACAGTCTAGCTGCTTCTTGAAAAGCCGCCTGCTCATTTTGTAAGAATGTTTTATTATCTGCACCCATTGACTGACATATTTCTATTCCATAACCATGTTCATTAGCATATGAGTTCGCACAATGCCAGTTAACTTGGTTTTCGTCTAATGCTTGCCATACAGTATCTCTGTCAATATAAGATGCCGCTATACCTGCTTCAAGTCTTGATAATGGCGCATTAACTAATCCATTACGATAAGCTGTTGCAGTAGCACCTTTACTTCCCGCATCGTTGTGTAGTACAATAAAATCTGGTGTTTTCTTTTTACGTTTGGGTAGCTTATATCCTTTTACATCATCTTTAATATATTTTAATTTTTTAGCTTTTTTCTTTTTAGCTGCTGGTTTTTTAGTTGTAGTTTTGGTAGAGTAGGATTTGACTTTCTTATCATCTTTATAAATAGGTCTAATGAACCACATAGGAAACTCGTAATTGTGACGGCGTCTAGTTGCTTTTTCCCAACCAGTACCACCTTGTGCCGGTCCACTAGTCCATCCACCACCTAACCAGTTATTCTCAATTACAACAATATAATCTAATGTTGCTTCAACAACAACTGCTACATGACCATATCCTTGACCAAAGTTTCTACCCCATACAACAATGTCTCCTGGTTTTGCTAAGAAACTTGTTGTATTTTGATAAACAGTAGCTTTTCCACTAAAATCATTAACATTAGGAATATCAGCTGCGCCTTGACCTTTTAATTGTCCACCAAATAATTTATTCCAATATTTGTTAGCTAAATCAAAACATTGGTCGTTTTTTGTTTTATTAAATACCTTTCCTATTATATATTTCTATATAATATTGCATAACATTTAATAGCTTTCATAAAGAAAGCCTCATATTTTCATATGAGACCAGACTATATCATCACATATATTAAATGTGCTTTCCGCTGCCTATCAATTGATAGTACATAGTCGTTGAACGTTCACACACTGTTACCATGTGAGCTTCGCTGCTGATTGCCCTCGTCTTTACGTTAGGGGTTTCCAGCAATTCAAAAAGTTTTACATGGGCTACCAATTAACCCATACCAACCATCAAAGTCAACAAACTGCCCTTCCAATGACTTAGCAAATTTTACTGCTTCTTTGTGTGTTAAACTTGCTACCATATATCATCTCTCCTATTTATTTTCTTTTACTAATTTCTTATCTTCTATAGGGTGGTCATTGTAAATATATTTCACTTCAACTGAACCTTTAGAAGATTCGTCTAACATACCTATTACATCAACATTAGTAGTCATATTATCTATTTCTTGCAAATGAATAGGATAATCTAAACTATCAAATTGAACTGTAGCACTAACTTTGAATTGTTTAGGTAATTCTATCTTTCTACTATAGCAATCATTTATAAAATCTTGTAAATTAAATAATTTCTTATTTTCTAAGCCAGATATATAATCATTAAAAGCCCATTCTAAATTACTTTTTAACGTATCATCAACTTCATTGCCGTCAGTAAATATAGCGACTTGTATAGGCTCAGCTACACCTTCTGTATATTGCAATAACCAATAGTCGATTGTGTTTTTGTTATCTAACCAATCATCTTTCATAATTTTAACTACTTCTTCTGCAACTGGTCTAGCAAAAACTTCTAACCATTGTTGTTTTTCTTTGTCAAATGTTTTAATAATAGCCATAAATTATCTGTCTCCTTTATATATTCTAGAAAAGACAAGCTAGGATAATACTAGCCTGTCTTACTAATTATTACTTATCCACGTCTTGATTGTTTATTTCTTCATCATGCATACCACTTTTACCATGAACACCAATATCTTCATGCTCATACTCAGATACGTCAAATTCTACTTCATCAGAATCATCAGTAAAAGGTTCATTAGTATCATATTTCTCTGCTTCTTTTTCTTGTCTTTCTGGTGTAATATCTGTTGCATTATTTTCTTCCCAGTTGATATATTGCTCGGGGTCTTTACTATCTCTAGGCTTATCATAAGTCTGTGCAATTTCACTATCTCCGATACCTTTAGTGGTCATATCAGTAATAATACCTAGTCCTGCTAGTAATGTTAAAATAGCACTAACAATATCAACACCAGTTTGAACCTGCGCTGAATAATCTAACCCAAACGCACCAGTAATATTGTTAATAAAAAGTGCTACTGCTGATACAATAGCCACCCAGAAAGATTTTTTCTTAACTCTTACTTTCCAATTAATTTTTGACATTCTATTGCTTCCTTTCTATAGTTATTTTCCAAATATCAAAGGACCTAGCCATGAAATTAATCCACCAGCACCTAACAGAGTAGTAATTAGAGCAAAGAATGATTTTATTATTTCTATTCTTCTTTGTTCTTTAAGTAGTTCTTTTTCAGTTATAGTTGATTCTGTTTTTTCTACTCTAGTTTTAACATCTTTAATGTCTCCAATGTTTTCATTTATCGTTTTAGACATTGTGTTAAAACTCTGATTAAGTTCTCTAACACTTTCATTTAAGCTATCCGTACTTCTTACATATTGGTCTAAATTTCTTTGTATTTGATGAAAGTTTTGTAAATGCTTATCATCAACTTCTTCAATTTTGTCTCTAAGTGTTTCGGCTTTTTTGTTTAAATCCTTATAAATTTCATTTTTTTCAATCTCAAATTCATGTCTAGGAACGTAATAAGAATAATCTAAGTCTTTTCTTTTTTCTGATTCCACAGAGAACTAATCCCTATCCAAGTTATTGCAAAAAAGCCTATAGATAAACACGTATTATGGACTGGTGTCAACCAGTTTAGGTTATTTTCAACTGATGCAGCAGCTATTACAATAGAGCCTAGACCACATAACAATCCTCCAATTATAAGAAATATATAATAATGAGTTTTTGTTTTAGGAGATACTATAAAAATACTTGCCATTATCAAAAACAATCCACCTATTAAAATAGGAAGCCCCCATATAAACAAAGGAGCTATACTATCTAATTTTTCATATAAAGGGGAATCATTAATAGCCACTTGACTATTTGTTATCCAATAAACACCTCTTGAAGCCGGTATTAAACCAAGAATGATAAGAAGAATAGTAGATAGTTTTTCTGAATCAGAAAATATTCCATTCTTCATTATTTTTTATACTCCTTTTATTTTTTATTGATTACTAGTATCTATCCAAATTTTTGATTTGTCTTCTGGTTCAGTTTCACTCATAACAATATTTTCAGTATTTTCTTGTTGTTTGAAATAACCATTTGCTATACCATAATCAAGTATTTTTTTATAATCATCTTCTGTTAAATCTGAAACATCAAATGATTTTCCTTCTTGACCATCTTGACCTTTATTAACTGTCACTTTAGTATTGTCACTAAAAGTGATTACCGTGTTTCCCTGCTCATCTAAATCAGAACTAATAACTGTGATAGATTTACCATCTTCTCCATCTGCACCGTCTTGTCCTTTTAGTGCTTCTGTATCTAGTTCATCTAATCCGTTGAACGTAACAACAACAATTCTTTCTGGATTATCTAAAGTTTTAAATCCTGGAACATCAGCTTTAGATGATTCTTTACCATCAATAACCCATGAAACTTTGAAGTCTCCATCGTTATATGTTGTGTTAGGAGTTAAATTATCAATAACAATTTGTCCTGTTTTCTCTGTAATTACTTCAGAAGTCTTTAATACTTTACCAGCTTTGTCAAAAAGTCTTAATTTCTTTTCCATCTAAAACCCACCTATTTCTATATTCTTTATATCAAACTCTTTATTATTAATAAAAAGTTTATACACATCATTGAAATATATATCTACTGCAATAATATTGTCTTGTCGTACAAAAGTTCTATATTTAAAAACATCACCGCTTATAATTAAGTAAGCAGTGACATCTAAATCTTTATAGTTTTTATCTGTGTTTAATTTTATCATTCTAAAAACCTACTTTACTAGAGACTCATATACTCTCTTACAGCCCATTCAATAGCTTGAGCATATCTGTACATATCAGGACTCCATTTTTCAACATTTTCTCTACTATCTTTAGAATAATCTCCATTCTCAAACAAATCTCTACGTTGTTTAGTAGATAATTCTAATTGAACACTTGACTTATTCATATTTCTATTGGCAATATTCTTACTACTTTTACCTCCTAAATAACTAGGAGCATCAATAACATTGAACTCACCGATTTGTAAATATTTTTTAATTAAGTCAATTAATTCTACATTAGTTCCACCAATATATGTGATTGATTGTTTAGTATCGACGTAACCATGAATAGATATTGTGTGTTCTGCAGATTCACTTACATTTAATGCTGTAGGCTCATCATAATGAGTTGATGTGACGTGTAAACTTGAGTTATTAGAGTCTAATTGCCCTTTAAAAGTATAATAGCTACAACTTAATTTTTGAGAAACTAACAAAGCTAACTCTGAAGTTCCTGCCTCAATGCCCCCACCATGAGGAGCAAGTGACAGGATAGGATGTGGTTTTTCATTTGAGATAATAGCCCACTCATGTTCTTTTTGCTTTAGCTCTGTCATACTTCTGTATTTATCAGCCAACTAAGTAACCTCCTTTACTTTTCTTCTGGATAATCTTCTCCAGTAATAGTTTTATATTCTTCTTTATTAATACAACCTAATTCTACATATGTTTTAATATCATCATTAGTATAACAATTAATATCATAAAAATATTTAATTGCGTCAAATCCTGGGTACATTACTCAACACTTCCTTTTTTAGTTAATTCAAGCATTAATCTTGCTACTTGTTCTTCCAACACTTTAATTTTTCTGTCTTTTTCAGCATCGTTAATTAAACTTTGAGCTTGTTGTTTTTCTAAAGTTTGTAATCTTCCTGCTGTCTTTGCGGTTTGTAGCTGTGATGTTGCAGCTAAACGTTCTATAGGTGTTGGCTCATACGGTGGAAGTTTAGACAACTCTTCTTCTTTTTTCTTTTGTATAGACTTTTCCCATTCTTCTTTACTTGCACCTTTCCACTCATTCCCATTAAAATATATAGGCTCATATAATCCTTCTGGTGGTGGAGTTTCTGTCCACTCGTCATTAGGATAATCATATTCCCCATCGGAGCCACGAAATGCTAAATATGGTGTTCCATCATATAAAAAAACTTGTTTAAAATCCATTATATAACCCTCCTTAATTAGTCCAACTAAACTCTCCATACATATATGCACTACTGTCCCAAGAAGCTGTCCCAGTACCACCGTTTACAAAAAACTTAACTTCTCCATTAGTATATAATATAATATATCCCATAGGTCTATTTGTAGGCGTTCTAGGTATAAATGTTTGAGCATGTTTTACCATTTTTTCTGGTATTTTTGCAATAACAGTATCAGTTTGTATATTTCTACCATTTATTCTTAAATAGTTCGTAACAAGACTACCGTTAACAACAGTTCTATAAGAACATTTAAAACCATTCCCTAAACTATCGCTATATTCAGTATTTGATTGAGCGCCGTTTAATAGTTGGAATGGAATCCAACCTGTGTCTTCTTGTGTAGGACCTACTTCTATCCAGCCCGAATCTCTATCGCCGTTTGTATGGAGCAGTCTAAAGTATTTTTTGTTATTATAAGTAGAAGTAAGCTCTATCTCTTTTCGTCCTTCGTTAGCTTCCCATACTTTTATTTGTACATAACTGTTATCTAAAGGTATATCTTGACTTGATGCATCATCGTTAGATACAGTTTCGTAAAAACCTGGCGGTAAAGTTTTTACATCTGTTATAGACCCTTTTGATATATACTTTATTGTTCCATCATCTTCAGTAAACTTATATTTTTGCCAGTTTAAATCTTTTTCATAGTTTGGGTTTAATATTTTCCAATCTCCCCAAGTATTATAAAACTTATCTTTAGTATATAGATATGATGAATTATAAGGTTTAAATATTAATAGTGTAGAGTTTCCGTCCTGTCTAGAATATTTAGTTAGCCAGCCAGAATTTGAGGGTATATTACTAGGTAACCCTTTTGAATTAATAACATATCTAGTATCACAATGTAAACTGTCTAATTGTTCGTTGTTATCAAAGTCTATACGCATATCACTATCATAAAAACTAGTACCATCATCGTTAGTTAATTTATATTTTTGCCAATCTGTACTATTTTGTATATTATCTAATGCGTCATCTTTAGCGTCGCCAATTGAGTTAAGAGATTCATCTTTAAGGTTATTAATATCTTGTTTCCCTTGATTTACTTGTGACTCTATACTAGATTGAGATTGGGTAGTAATGTTAATAACATCATCTCTTGATTGTTTAATATCAGATTTATATTGTTCTATTGATTTATCAATATCCTCTTTAGCTTTAGAAATAGAGTTATTCATTAAATCTACTTCTGAATTAATCTGTGATATAGCAAATGTTTTTGTATCTTCTACATCTTGTCTATATACATTAACTGTTTGATTAATATCAGACTTAGATTTATCAACAAGGCTGTTGATTTCCTTAACACCACTAGAAACAGTTTGTTTCATTAAAGCTACATAATCTTCACCATGTTCTATTTGCTCTTCTATATAGTTCACTCTGTCTTCAATCTCATTTTTTAAATCATCAAACATTCTAATATATTCAACTTTAACTTCACTAGATATTTGATTAATCATAGCATCTTTCACTCTAAAGTTAAATTCGCTAAATACTACAGTATCTTCTTTACCATTAACACTTAGATACGCTTGTCCTACCACACTTTGTATAGAATCAGGTTTACTAACTGCTTTTAAAAATTCATTAGGAATTTGTAATTGTAATATACCGTTCATACCATCTGTAATCTCTAATTCTAAGACTCTTGATACATTTTTATTATCAGATGAGCGTAATATACAATATGCTGTCACGTGATTCTCACTTAACAACATAGGTGAGCCTTGTTTTGTTACTTGAAATGTTAAAAGAGATGTGTTAATATCTAAATTATAAAACCCTATACTTAAATCAGATATAGGGTTTAATCTTGCTTCATCTTTAAATTTTAATTGTTCACTGTGTTTATAAATACCATCCATGAATTATTATCCTCCTTATTTTTTTGTTATAATATCATTTCTAATATCATAGGCTGCAGGTCTATTAGGATAAAGTTGATTACTAAATGTTGCTTCTTTTTGGTTGCCATACTCTCCAGATGTTAATATTTGCACAGAATTATGAGAGCTGCTTGGTGTGAATGTTACATTTAATATTAAACTTCTTATATAACAATATCCTTCTCCACGCATAACTTCTACTGCTGGCATTATTTCATTTGTTCTGTTGACACCAGGATAAGGGTCTGTTGAAGCCTGTATAGGAGCTAAAGCATGTAAAGGTATTGTGTGTATCCCCGCTGGTAGCTTATGTTCCACTAAGAACAATTGTCTAGCTCTTGATTTTTTATTACCACTGAATGGATTATAGTTTTGAACGACACTAGGGTTGACACCAAATGTTGTATCTTTAGTTAGTTCTACAGTAATAGAGCCATTTAATTCACAGAATCCATTCGCCATTGTTTTAAATCTCTGTTGTGTCATTAACAATCTTTGATATTTTGAAGTAGCATTTAATGTTAATTTAGGTGTCTTACTACTACTATATCTATCATTATAGACAAATGCTTTAGCAAAAGGTTCATTAGATGTACGTCCTAAACCTATATTATCTAATCTTGCCATTTTTAATATTAAATTTCCTAAGAAGTACATTGAGCGCTTCATTTCTCCAGAACCTCTACGTTCTCCTGCTCTACCTTCATAGATTTCTGGTAAGATAGAAGTGATATTTCTACCGATACCAACCCAGTTACTAAATGAGCTTAATGTACTAGAACCCCAAGTAACATAATCACCTTGTCTTGACATATCTTTAACAACTTGGAATATTTCATTATTAGGTTGGTTAGCAAATCTAGGATAGAACACACAGTAATCTGATACTTGCGAAATGATATTATGGCAATCAATGTGTCCTGTTACATTCTCAAAACTTTCAATAAATGCTTTCATATTTTTAGATTCTTGTTCAGAAAACGCTTTTTGACCTTTATAGTTATGTGCAGAAGGGTCTGTTCCTCCTCCGTTTTCCCAAAAATAGTCAAAGTTTCTATTTAAGTCTACATTATTTATATTTTCTCTTTCATCATTAGCGAATCCCCAGGGATTAACGATAGGAACGAAAACAAGTCTCACATTCTTTCTAAGGTATGCTAAGTGTGGATATTTATACCATTCATTAACAACTAAATTCATTAATCTACTCAATGCAAAAAATGCTGATTTTTCATTACCATGAATACAAGATGTTACTATTACTGTTTTAGAATAATGTTTAGGTTCAAAAATATAAGAATATACATCATATTGTCTTGATTCATCTTGACCTATTTTTCTTTTTCTTACATACTCATTATCAACAAATTTATCCCAAAATACTCTTAGATTCTCTTTTGGGTCATCTGTACTTGGCGCATCTTCTTTTCCTTTAACAGCTGATTTAACAACTGCTGGTGGGAAAAATAATGTTGTATTATCAGCACTAACATGTTCTAATTTATTCATTTTGTCATCATATACTTCAAAGTCATCTCTTAATCTTTCAGAAAGTAAATCATGAGTAGTACCATCATTGCTCACTCGTGCATCTATAACTTCTAATTGTCCATCTCCGATAACACCTAGAATAGCATTTCTTATTCTAGCACTTTGGAATGTCAATTCTTTCTGTACTGATATATTTTGACCTCTACCAGGCAAGTGGTATATGATTTGGTCTGCTGAATGTGCAGTATTATTTAAATGAATATGATTGCTTAAATCTCTTGCTAATTCATCATGACCACTAACAAGTCTTTTAAAATTGTCTACTGTTTTGTATCTAAATTCCTGTCCTAAATCTAAAGGAAAATCTAAAAATAGTTTCATGTTTTCCTTCCTTTCTTATATATTGTTAATTAATCTTTTTATTTAATTCTTCAATTTTCTTTTCTAGTTCATTTATTTTACTAGACAAATCTTCATTATCTATTCTAATCCAATCTTTCCAATTGTTATTATCTTGACTTTTTGTATATATTCTATTGGTATCAGATGGATAAAATAATACTTTTTTATCACCTGCACTTTTTGCAAACACTGATACATACCCTTCTATAATGCTATCTGGTGAATTTTTTATATTTGTTAAATAGTAATTACCAGTATTGTTTGGAAAACTCTCCATAGATTTAAAATCTAATCCATCTATAGTATTGATAAATCCATTGTCCCCATAGAGGTCTGATATAGAATCAGAAGCTCCTTCTCCTCCTATTCTATACCAATTACCCCAACCAGTGGAACTACCCATCATATTTCTGGAATATAATCTATTTTTATTAAACGGCATAAATAATACTTTCTTATAAGTTGAACTATTTGATAATACTATGATATATCCATTTGAATTAGATGATTCTGGGGAGTTAGTAACAGACTTTAAATAAAAGAAGCCAGACTCTTTTATTTTGTCCATAGACTCTAAATCAACATTTTCTATTGACGGAATATTCCCATCATCATTAATTATTGATTTAGCTTTTTTTTGATTTCTGATAACTGTCCAACCTGTCCAACCTATATCTTTACCTAATTCATGTCTTAAATATATTCTGTTTTGATTAAAAGGTATAAAAATTATTTTTTTATATGTCGTACTTCTGGACATTACCTGTAAATATCCTGTCGAATGTTCGGAATCTGGGGAATTTTTAGCTGATTTAACGTAGTAAAATCCTGATTTTAAATACTTGCTAATATTGTCAAAATCAAAATCTTGCAGCGCTCTTATATGTCCTTCGTTATCTGAGAAGTTATCTAGTATATCAAGATTTATTCCTTTAACAGCTCTCTTATGAGTTACAGGGATATACTTTCTTCCGTTCTCATCTAAAGAATATTTTATATCCATTCTTTATCACTCTCCATCTATTACTACTGTGCCAATTGTATCAGAAGTAATACGTCTTATAGTTTCTCTATCAGTTTTAGTTGCCTGTTTGTTTATCTTTCTAATATTTGTACTAATTTGCTGTTGTATTCTTAACAAGTCTGTAGAAGAATTTGTAAACTCTATTTCTACATTCTCATTTGTCATATGATGTGGCACAACCATTTTTATAATTTTTAAGTCTACATTAAATCCTAATGGTTTATGAACAAATCTTACTTTACTATTTTCTTTATAAACATTTACACCTGCATAGTTTGTCGTCACTTCTACAGTTGGTTCATCATTTAATTTCTGTTTTAATTTTTCTTTTAATTCACTTCTATTTCTTATCTTACTGTCAAAATAAGTTGGTGCTTCTTTATGACCAAATACTTTATAATTAGGAGATTTGTAAACTGTATTTGTAGTGTATATTTCTTTTAATTCTAACTTAGGTTTTAATTGTAAAACTTTTCCTTTTTCTGTTCCTATATATAATCTTGAACGGAACTTACCATAGTCTTTACCTTTTACTTTTCCTTTTAATACAATCTTGACAGTGTGTTTTCCTTTTGATAAACTAGAGGCTATTCTAACCTTTTTAGTCTTACTACTTTTACTATAAGTCTCATAAGTACCTACATACTTATTATCTATATAAACGGCAGCTTTACCACCTTTATCTCTCATTCTCATAGACCATTCTAAAGACTCTTTTCCATACTTGCAATTTAAAGTATATTCAAAGTAATCTCCAACATCATTAAGCCACCATGTTGAATATTTCTTATTAATATTTCCATGTAACTTTAAGTCTTTAGAAGCTACAGGGTCATATTGTTTGTTTTCACCAGGATTCTTTTTCTTTCTACCATATCCTTCTATATATGTTTTTAAATTATCTGTTTTAGTGTTTACTTGTATCTCATCATTATTATATTTGTATATGATTGGATAATTTGATTGCTCATAATAAGTTCCTTCATCATATATATAAAATTTCTTATTGTCTGCATAATATATATAATCATATATCTCTGAACCTTCTACAAGATATTCTAATCCATTCTTTCCACCTAATTCACTTATAGGTGCCGCAAAACTATCACTAAAGTTTCCAACTACTTGATAATCAAAACCACTTTCATTATGTGCAAAACAATATGCTAAATACTCTTCTAAAGTGTATGTTTGAATATTAGTTCTATTTCCATCATCATCTTCATCATAGTAGTCGCTGTCTGTATAATCTCCAGAGCTACCATCTTCTGAATCATTTGATATAGCATGTTTATTATCAATAATCCATTGTGTAGGGTCGAAGGCTTTTCCATTCCTTCTCATTTCATAGTGTAGATGTGGTCCACTAGACTGACCTGTATTACCAGAAACACCTAAATAAGTACCAGGAACCACTCTATGTTTTCCTGTATATCTAAGTTTACTAAAATGAGCAAATATAACTTCTAATCCATCGGGAGTTTTAATCCAAACGTGATTACCAAATCCATTACCATTATCAGGAATAAAGTTGGCAGTACCAGTAACAGTTGAGTAGACTTTATCGTAAACGTAATTATAATCTAACCCCAAATGCTTCATAGGGAAAGGATAACCTGCTGCTCTAGCTGCAGATATAGTTGGATAATAACCAAAGTTTAATCCTTTGGAAGTGTCTAACCAAGCACTATTATGCAAGTATTGTCCACCACCGCCAGAAGTATTCTTAGTAGCATACTTTCTATAAAACTCTTGCGCATAAGTCACTCTTCTATATTCTTGCTGAGGATTATCTGCAGAACGTTCAAAGTATCTATGAAAATTAAGCGCTGCTTGTTTTACAGTTGCAGATTTTTTTAACATAGAATAAGCTAATGATTCTGTTGTTTGAAACTCTTTCCACATGAAGTCTAATTGGATATATAAATCTCTCCAATTCTTACCATTCTGTTTAGCATAAGCATATAAATTATACTTTCTATCATCCCACTGCACAAGCCCCTTACCACCATAGTTACTGTTTCCAGGGAATTGTTCAGCTGCAGGATTCATTCCTGACTCTGCTTTCATATTACCCATAATACCTGAAGTTTGACCTTGTGACAATCCTTTTTTAATTAAATAGTTCCATATTCTATCACTATTGTTATTTTCTACTACAAGTCTACCTTGTGCTCTGTGTTTAGGTTCACTGATACTTCCACTGCTACTAGAGCTGCTTGAATGTTTTGTTCCATCAGGTCTCTCATTTTTACCTAATTTCTCAACATAATGGTCTTGTAACTCTTGTGATATGTGCATGGCTTCTACTTCATTAGTTACATAAACACCATCATATTTTAAAGATGTTGATTTAACAACATAGTCTTGACCTTCATATTCTATAATAGACTCATTGACTATCTTGTCAAAAATATCTGAGCTTCTTGATGTCTTATAGGCAGTGAATTTAATTGAACGAGTACCATTTCTTTCATACTCATAGCTAAAAGTACCAAAGTCATAATCTACAAAAACTTCTCCATAATTTCCAGCTCTATTCTTTATAGCTAAATCTTTCAATATATTCACCTACCTTATCTATATATATAATTAAATATCCATTGAGTCTTAATTTTAGAAAGTTTATTCCCATAAATGTGTATCTTATTATATCCTGGTTTCAGTGTAATCCATTCATAGTTTGTATAAATTCCGACACGTTGTTTTTTATTTAAGAAAGGATGTACACCATCTATTTTTAATTCATCTTCATATTTTAAAGGTTCTTTATACTCAAATATATCTCCTGTAGTCTCATTCTCAATAGTTAAACCATTAGGAGCGTTTGCATTTACTAGAATTTTTATATTATGGTGCATTACAGGATTGATAGTATCTGTTGAACCATTCCATATTTCAAAAGCCCAGTTGTGATGAGTATAATAAATACCTTTGTCAGCCTTTAATCCATTTTCATATTGCCATGTACTATTTCTATATATTTTAGAACTTGTGTCTGTCAGAGATTCTGAATAACCTTTGTAACAATTAAATGTAATAGAAAAGTTAGCATCAGCTGCTGTTATCTTTTCCCACTCAATACTAGCAGTATTAAAAGCATATTTTCTACCTGGTAAATCTGAGTGTACTAAATATCTAGGCTGTTTAACATGGATAATTCTTTTTATCTTTTCTGTAAAAGCATATAAATCTTCTGCATCTGTTCCATTGAAAAAGAAATTAAGTTTTAATTCAAAAGGACCAAAGGTGTTAGGTCCAACTAACACCCCATCACGTCCTGCCATCTCTTGCTCTGTTCCTTTGGGTTGAGCTTCTGTTATTTCAGATTCTAAGAAATGGCACTGTCCTTCTGTAACCCATATCTTTTCCTTACCATCGAGTATATATACCCACTTCTTAAAACTCATTTATTAATAACCTCCCCTAGCATAACTTCTGCTTTTATATTCGTTTCCTAAGTCTTTATTCACAGCATTTGTCAATGATTTTCTGTCAATATTTAATTCTTTTGATATAACAACTTCAATTAGTTTATTCAATAAGGCATTATTCTGTTGTAACAAGCCAACTAAACCTGAATTGTCACCATCTGAATTATATTCTACATGCTCATCTTCAATACCCATGAATGATTTTGCTTGTTCTATTAGCTGCATAGCTCTAGCTTTCTTAGTTAAAGGAATAACCATTTCTGGTTTATTACCTTCACCAATTTCTGCTACTTGGTGTTGTGTTACTAATCCGCCATTTGCATAAGCATAATCACCAGCACGTTTGAATCCTCCCCAGCCATATTTTGCAACTATATATTTCATAGCAGATATAGCTTCGTCTACAGGGTTTAGAATATTTCCGTGTCCGCGCATAGCAAATGCTCTGAATGATGGTTCAATCATTTGGAACATACCTTTAGCAGGTGTACCACGTTGTGCGTTGATGTCCCAGTTGTTAACTGCATCTGATTGGAAGTTAGATTCACGTTTAGCAACACGCATCATTTGTGTAGTAATATAAGAAGATTTATAACGTCCACCTAAAATAGATTGTGCTCTTAGAATTGCTCTACGTGCAGCAGCAGAACCACTACCACCAACACCTCCACCAGCTTTAGCAGCTTGTTTTGCCCATGTTAACGGATTTATACTATCTGGATGGTTGTTTAAGTAACCTTTACCTTTGTTGACTTGCCAATGTAAGTGAGAACCAAATGAGTTACCAGTATTACCAACTAATCCAATAATTTGACCTTGATGAACTCTATCTCCAGTTTTTACCTTACGTTTAGATTGGTGCATAAATATATGTGTATACTTATGACCATCCCAAATTTGCGTTTCATTACCACCAGATGGCTGATTAGGTGAGAACCATGATTGAATAACTTTACCATCTATTGGTGAAGGAATAGGAGTCCCTGTCGATGCACCATAGTCAATACCGGCATGTCCACCAGGTGTCCAACCACGAACAAATGTGAAATTAGAGTTTTTAGCGTAAGGATTATATCCTCCGCCTCCACCAAACGAATCTTCAAACCATTCTTTAACTTTATCAACTAATGATGCTTTTAATTTTGCATAAGCACCTTTAGCCATATCAATTGTGGCGTTTTTACCTTTACCAAAGAATACTCCAAATTTTTTCATTACTAAATCTACTAGTGCTTTAGGTTTTTCCATCCAATCTTCGACGTTTTTCACAACGCCTTTAATTCCACCCATAACTGATTCAGCAACATCTCCAGCACTATCTGCTGCTTTTCCTGCTACTTCCCCAGCTTTATGAACGCCAGATTGCACACCTTTTTTAACACCGCTTGCGACACCTTTGACTTTATCACCAATAACATCGCCAGCATGTTTACCTGTTGTTTTAGCCTTACCTACAAATTTAGTAAACTCTTCTCCTACAGCTCCAAGTAGGTCTTTCTTTTTCTTAGTACCAGAGGCAAAGTGTGGAATAACTCCATTGTTTTGCATTGATTGTGTTTCTGCGCCGTTATATACTGTATCGCCCTTATTTAAATTAACGAGAACATTTTTACCTTGAGGTGCAAGCAAATCACCATTTCTTCGTCTAATAATTTCTTGATGTCCATTTCTGCCCTTACCATTGCCTCTACCTTTATCATTAACAATTGCCGGTGTAGGTTTTCTTAATTGACCTTTTCTGTTAGATTTAGGTTTTCCTTTTGTTGTACCAGTAGAAAGTGTAGGAATTTTTTTCATTAATTTCTTAGATGTAATAGCTTTAGAAATGGCGTTAATACCACCAATCATTTTGTTTAATCCCCAAATAGCACCATTTGCTACAGATTTACCGAGGCTCGCAGCTTTCTTTTTCATCCATTTTTTAGCATTAGAAATATAGCTACCAATTTGGTCTACCCAATATTTAGCACTATTGTACATACCTTTGAATTTTGATTTTACTGCATCCCAAGCGCCTTGTGCCATTTGTCCTATTTTCTTTTTGATATTAGTCCATGTATTTTTAATTTTATTCCATATTGCACCAGACCAATATTTTATTGTTCCGAAAATACCTTTCCAAATGCGTTTAATAGTTTTCCATGCAGTATTTAAAGCCCAACCAATATGCTTCTTGATGCTATTAAAGATTGATTTAATACGACTCCATATTACACCTGTCCAATATTTTATTGTGCCATAGATACCTTTCCAGATATGCTTAACAGTTTTCCACGCTATTGAAAGCGCCCAAGAGATATGTTTCTTAATCCAACCAAAGACTGCTTTTATTCTACTCCAGATGATTCCAGTCCAATACTTGATTGTACCATAAATACCTTTCCAGATACGTTTGGCTATATTCCATGCAGTACGGAAAGCCCAAACAATTCTATCTTTTATCCAACCAAATACTGATTTGATTCTTCCCCAGATAATCCCAGTCCAGTATTTAATAGTTCCGTACATACCTTTCCAGATATTACGTATTGTTTTCCAAGCTGCGCCTAAAGAACCACCAATCTTATCTCTAATCCAACCAAAGACAGTCTTAACTCTAGCCCAAATAACACCAGACCAATATCTTATTGTTCCTGTCATTCCAGACCAGATTCGTTTTACAGTTTTCCAAATACCAGTAAATACATTTATTGCAGTGGATTTCAAGGAGTTCCAGCCTATGATGATTCCACTCATCATAGCAGCGCCTTTATTTATGAACCATTGTTTAACTCCGCCCCAAGTGTTTCCTAGAGCTGTTGTTAAACCGTTCCATAAACTGCCTGCGGTTTGAACAGCAGTATTCCAACCAGATTTAAGACTACTCCATAAACTAGCACCTTTTTGCGCAAACCAAGAACCAAGTCCAGCTCCTGTAGATTTGATTCCGCTCCATAAGTCACCAGCGGTTTGTTTAGCAACTTCCCAACCATTTTTGAAGCTACTCCACCATTGCTGTCCTTTCTGAGCAAACCAACTTCCTAAAGAAGCACCTGTTCCCTTAATACCAGACCAAAGGTCGCCAGCTGTTTGTTTCGTTGTCTCCCAGCTGTTTTTAAATCCAGTATACCATTGTTGTCCTTTTTCTGCGAACCATTGACCTAGATTACTGTTTTTAAGTCCTTGCCATAAATCTCCAGCAGTCTGTTTTGTTGTTTCCCAGCTATTCTTGAAGTTTCCGTACCATTGACGACCTTTCTCTGAGAACCATTCTCCGATACCTGCTCCAGTATTTTTGATTCCAGACCATAGACTTCCTAATCCTGATACTGTTGAATCCCAACCATTCTTAAATGTCTTAGCAAATTCTTGTCCTTTTTCTGAGAACCAACCACCAATATTAGCTCCAGTGTTTTTAATACCGTCCCACATACCAGACCAATCAACGCTAGATATATCACTTATCATTTCATCCCAATTTTTCTTCCATGATTTACCCATGTCAGAGAAAGATTTTCCAATATCGCCAAAGAAATTGCCAAAACCTTTCTTAGTTTTTTTCCACCATTTCTCTGCGTTACTGTATACTTTTCCGTTAGATAAATCCATTTCTGTTTCTATATCTTCGTTGCTTTTCTTAACGCCGTCTAAAACTTTTTTATGGTTATCGTCAGCTTTTTTATTAGCTTTTCTATATCTATCATCAGCGTCTTTTAACATTTTTTCTTTCTCAGTTTTAGATAAGTCTGTCATGCTATTGATATGGTCGACTTCTTGGTCATAACGTTTCTTGTTTTCTTTCTTAGCATTGTCTCTTGCTTTTATAGCTTCTTTCACTATAGATTGAGCTTCTTTGATATTATACGCTTCTCTATTAGCAGACATTCTTGAAAGAATACGTTGCTGTTCTTTATCGGTTTTAGAAAGTGTTCCAACAGCTAACTTACGTTGCTCATCATAAAGTTGATTAAGTCTCTTCATTTCCTTGCCACTTAGTTTACCATCTCTTGCTTGTTTGTTGACAAGGTTTTGAATTTCTTTATTTATTTCTTTTAATTTTTTCTTGCTGTTACTAAAACGTTGCTCAGTTCTTTGCAATATAGCTTGTTCTCGTTTTTCTGATAAACCACTATTCTTAGCAAACACATCGCGTTCTATTTGTAATTGTCTTTGCGCTCTTTTCTTGAACTCTGACATCAAGTTTTTAGTAGTGTCTTGTTGTATTTGTATTAATTTATCTTTTTCTTCTGTAGTTATCTTACCATGATTATTTTTAATTTGAGCCAAAAGTTTATCAGATTTTTGTGAATAATCAACAAATTTACTTAATGCTTGTTTAGTTCCTTTAGAAACACCTTTACCTAACACATTTGAAACATCTGTTGCTTTATGTGTTGCTGTTCCTAAAGTTCTCATAACATTTTTAAAGCCAGTTCCAATTGATTGAATAGCTTTTACTTGTTGTTTAATATCGCTATCTTGTGGTAGAGATTTATACCATGATTTAATAGCAGAAGTTGATTTACTTACAACTGTTCCGCCTAACCAACCGAACCAATGTCCTAAAGATTTAATAGAATTGATAGTACCTTTAACAATTCCGCCAACAAAAACTTTTAAGACGTAAACAAGTCCATTGATTCCATCTCTAAACCATTTTACTTTTTTATAAGCTACAACAAATGCTACACCTACTGCTGCAACTGCTGCGACAATCGCTCCAATTGGTGTGAGTAGCAATCCTATTGCTGCTGCTAATGCTTCAAATGCTGCTGTAAGTAATCCGCCTAATCCTACTAATGGTGCAACTACTTTTTTCAAAACACCAAACAATCTACTAGTTAATGATGCTTTTTTACCTGTTGCAGCCATTGCAGCTCCAGCACCTTGCATAGATTTACTTGCTGTATTAGAGTTTTTAGCAACTCTACTCATACCTAGACTTGACGCTTCTACAGCTTTTTCAGAAGATATAGTCTCTGCAGCCATAACTTTACTAGCATTGCCTGTTCTTCTAAAAGTAGCAGATAAATTCTGTAACATTTGTGTTGTAGTTCTAATAGGGTGTAAAAGTAAATTTTGTGTTGCTACAAAGAATTTAAGACCTTTTGAACTTGACATTGCTGCTCTTTCAGCAACAAGCATTGATTGTCCAGCTAATCCCATAGCACCTGTGATAGCTGCCGCCGCACCTAATACTGGAACTGCAACAACTGGAATTAAAGCTAATGCCGCAACCATTGCTTTGATTGGGACTGGTGCTTTAGTTAATGCTACAACAAATGGTGTTAATACTTTCATTATACCGATAAGAGCAGGAGCAAGTGATGAACCTAAAGAAATACCTAATTCTTTAATATGGTTCATAAATATTTTCATTTGATTACCTAATGTTTTATATTTTTGTTGTGCTTCATTAGATAATGCGGTACCTTTTTTATAACCATCATTAGCATATTCTCTAGCTTCTGCCATTTGTTTATGACCATTTGCTAAACGTAACACTGTATCTGTTTCTCTAAGTTCAGTGATACCTAATTTTTCTAATGTGCCTTTGACGTCTCCGCCTGCTTTGTTTTGTCTATTTAATCCTGCTTCAAATTGTTGGATTGCTTGATAAGGGTCTTTCTTCCAAGTATTTGCAAATTCTTCTCCAGATACACCTGCAACTTTTGCAAATCCTTGTAGCTTAGCTCCTCCTTCTTGCACAGCATTATTCATTTTATGAAGCACTTTACTCATTGCTGAGCCACCTGCTTCGGCGTTTATACCGACAGATGCCATAGCATCACCTAATGCCATAATATTAGGCTGAGACATTTTAACAGTTCCGCCAGCACCAGCTAGACGTCTTGAAAAGTTCATAATTTGTGATTCAGTAGCTGCCGTGTTATTACCTAAATTAACGACTGTTGAGCCTAACTTTCTGAAATCTGAATCAGGTTTACCTGTTGCATTAGCAAAACGTTGTAGTGCTGTAGCTGCTTCTGTACTAGACATATCAGTTGCTACACCCATTTCAGTAGCAATTCTAGTAAACTCTTTTAAGTGTTTAGTACCATGAACACCTAATTGTGCAGCCATAGACATTGTATTTGCTATTTCTTCATGTGACTGTGGCATTGTCTTAGCCATGTTACGAATAGCACCATCTAATTCATGAATATTTTCTTTTGCTGGGTCTATTGTTTTTCTTACGTTTGCTAAAGCATCTTGATAGCTTACTGTTGCTTTAACAGCTCCACCCATCGCTCTAGCAATTGGATATGCAACACCTGTAGCTGCTGCTGTCAGACCCATTAAACTGTTCCTTACATCAATTAAACCAGCTTTATTCTGTTTCATGAACTGAAAGCTACGACCTAATCCTTTATTCATATTATTTTGTGATGCTCTATATGCTATCATCTGTCTATTGACTGATTTCATAGAAGCAGTTAAACTTATATTTTCTGCTTTCAATTGTTTAACTTTAGCAGCTTGTTCTTTATATTCGTTACTTGTGATACCTAAAGTTGAACGTATTCTACCAAGTATTACTCGTTCTCCTTTTAATACCTCGTTGTTTCTTTGAATCTGCGCTGCCATTAATTTTTTATCGTATCTTAATTTCTTTTCAGCATTTCCTTGAGCTTCCGCCATTTTTCTATTTGCTTCAAGAACTGCTCTATGTGCTTTATATTTAGCATTTGCTTGACTTATAGAAGAGTTGACATAAAGCATTTGTTTACGATAGCTTTTCATTTCTGCTTCTAATTGCTTCATATCTGCTTCTGTACGTCTAATTTGACTTTGCTGTTTAATAAATGCTTGTGTGTTAGGTTTTAAACCATTTAACTCTTTCTTTAATCCATTAAGTTTTTCTCTATATGTTTCCATTAAAACTTTAGATTGTTTATACTTAGAGTTAAGACGATTCATTTCATCGCCATTGGCTTTATAAAACTTGTCTAATGTTCGTAAGTTGGAACGAATTTGTCTGATAGCTTTATTTACGCCTGTTGTCGATTTCATGAATCCCGCTGTTTGTAAATCAAGCTGTGCGACTAACTTCCCAACAACTTTTCCATTAGCTGGCATGTATTTTCACTCCTTATAAAAAATATGTATAAAAGTGTTGACAAAAATATTATGTGTGATATAATTAACTTAACAAATTAAAGAAAGGTTGTTTCAAATGTTTACTGATTTTTATGTAGTTGGTTATAAAAAACTAAATGGAGAGTATTTATATTTTACAGTTGATGATAATGGAAATAAGCGCTGGATTACAAATATATATCATGCTGTTTGGTTTGATATCGAACAAGACGCTAAAGATTTTGCAGAACGTTCGGCTTTTGTTACAAAAAACTATGAAATTATAACTGTAGATAGCACAAAATACGAACATTAAATCTTTAAAATTCACATTTTATCAACTAAAATTTTACAAAAAAATAAAGAGGGGCAAAGTATTATTTACTAAATACCTTACCCCTCCTATTTTATTTATAATAATCCATTTGATTTTAAGAAACTTTCCAAAGAGTTTTCTGGAGCAACATTGTTCTGTTTGTTTTCTCTGTTCTTTTGGTTTTTCTTTTTAAATTCTGCTTTAGCATTTACAATATCGTGAAGGTCTTCGTCAGTCATATCATCAAAATCAGCCCAACGAAAACCATAATCTTTAATTAATGTTCCGAGCATTTCATTGTAACGATAGTAAGATTTAGTCCAAGAGAAAGTTTCTACTTTCCCTCTTTAGCTTCTTCTACATCTTCATCTGAAATACCCATAGCTGCCATAATAGTTTCTTGTAATACAGTTGTAATTTCATCTGAAGGAACACCATCAAGAATTGTATCTTCTGTTACTTCATCATTACGTTTGAAAATTGAGTTTGCTACTAAATCAATCATCATATCAAATGACTCTGCTTCTGATACTACTGGATTACCATCTTTATCTACTTCTTCAAGTTTTGAGTACATTTTCATTGCGTCACGTGTAGTGCGTGCCATGATTTTTCCTGCTTTATGCTCTTTTACTTTACCTTTTTCGTCCTCTAATTTAATTGTTACTTCTTTTGCCATAATAAACATTCTCCTTTATTTTTAATATGTATAAGCCCCAATGAAAGGGGCTATTTGATTATTCTGCGTCAACTGTTGCAGAATTAGTTCCAGCTGATACAGAAATATTTCTAGGGAGTATCATTACTTCCTTCTGTATTGTCTGCTACTGGAGTATTGTCTACTTTATCTTCATCTGCTACTAATCCAGAATTGTTCTCACGTGGAGTTTCTGAACTGTCTCCAGCAATATTGTAGAACAATTGTTTTAATGCTTCTCGTTTGTCTTCACCACGAGCTGTTGCATAAGTGTTGCCATGAGCGTCAGCTACGAATTGCCCTTCTAATTCGTCTGCTTCTGGTTCAGATAACTCATCTTCGTTTGTTGCTAAGTTTTGTTCGTCTAAACGGAATTTACCTTTTAATAATGCAAAGAAAATAGGTTGTCCATCAAGTGCTGCTGATTCCATAAGAACACCAGCATATGGTGGTTCTGTATTTTCTCCTACTAAATAAATACCGTCTTCGTTTTCTTTACGTCCTAATAAACGCGCAGCTAATACATCAGTAATATCTAAAATAGATAATGATAGTTCTACTGAACCTGTACCACGTTGAGCTACATAATAAGCTACGTTTGAAGCGTATACTTTAACGGCTTCTGCTGATAAACCAGAGATACTAGCCTCTGTAGTACCACCTTTATTCGCTTTACCTTCTACTACATAAGTGTCTTCCACTTGGTCATCTTTATCATAAATAAAGAAAGTCGCACGCTTAAATCCAATTGTTGATGCCATATTATATTTCCTCCTATATATTTTTAATCTGTTTTATTTCTATAGTTATACTGTCGTGTGACAGTTATTACTCCTTCTAAATCTGGGTCATACCCATCATACCCTGTTGAATAATAAAAACCATGTTCTCTTAATTGCTTATCCGTTTTTATAATCATTCCTTCTATATCTCTTTCATCTTCATCGTCAAAGAAGAATTGAATTTGATAACGCTCCCTAGTGAAATTAATATCGTTACTAGAATGCGTTGTTGCTGTAGAAGTTATATGATTAATACGAACAAATGGTAATGTTTTTAATCTATCAACATCTTCTGGAATACTGTATAGGTAGACATGTTTTGATGGTATAATATCTTTTACTTGCTCAGCTACAAGTCTTTTTAATTTTACTGATAATTGAACACTAATCATTTCATAAACAACTCTCTTCTTAATATATTTTCTATAGTTGTATATGAGTTACCTAGTTTAGCATCTACCACTTTATTGAAAAAGAATGTTGGTTGTATATATATAGTACCGTCATTAATAAAATGAGCACGCCAACCAGTGGCTTTACCATATCCAACAATATATCTTTCATCTTGTAGTTTTTGGTATTTTACATCATCTTTCATATGAATAGTAGAATACCATTTACCACCGTATTTATTTGAAGAACGTGGTGGTCCTACCGGTGTTACAGCCTCTACTTCTTCAGCGAATTGTTTAGCACCTTCTCTTAATGCTTTATTTCTAACTTTAGGTACATTTCGTGCCAATCTTGCTAACTCATCAGAAATACCGGAATCTTTAATTGTAATTATTGTACCGTCTTTAGCCAACTAATGTTTCTCCCTAAGGACAATCATATCGTGCATCTCTGTTTCATAGTCAGGTACTATACTAACTATATCAAATTTTTGACCTTTTACTTTAACTGTCCAATCATTCCGAATTTCTTTTCTTTGTTGTCGTCTTACTATTAAGGTCTGTCTATTAATGTGTTCAGTTCCTATAGCAGCTTGTACTTCACTTATTCTAGCTTGACGAATAGTACACCAACAAGAAAATTCTTCTTTTTCTACTGTTTTAGTGTTTCCACGTATTCCTTCAACTTCTTGCATAGAATAAAAAGTACAACGTTGATTTAATTTTCCAGCATCATTTAATAAAGGCATTATCTATTTCCCCTTTGGTTATAATCAACCTCGTTTACAGGTTTATAAAATCCTGTATTAGGAACATTAGTATTGTCTTCTCCAGTTAACGCTGTATAAGTATCAACTTGTTGTGCTCTATAGAATCTGTTAGCTGATTTGTCATAAAAGATATTTGATAAATCTCCAAGACCACTTTCTTGCATTCCATCAATAAATGCAAAGTTCCAATATCTGTGTGGGTCTAGCAATCCTGCAAATACATATTCCATTTCTTTAACGTTTGAACGTGGAGACATTATAGTTCTAGTGTCATACCACTGTGATATAACGTTAAGTCTTGCAATATCTATTTCAGCTGGATAACTACCATCTTCGTTGAAATCGCTAAGAGACCTATTCATATAGGTTTCTACAAAAGAACGTGAAGCAGTTATACACATTTGTATAAATTTATCTTCTTGTTCTTCATCATAATCAACACGGAGATAATTTTTCACATAGTCTAATTCTAGTGAATCGGTCATGGTCTATCCCCCTCTAGCTTTATAAATCTTTCCCAATCTTTTTCATATTCATCTATATTTTCTAATAAATCTTCATTATTATATGGGTTTAAAATATCAACCTTACCTTCTCTGTAAAGCTCACAACCATCTTCAAATTGTAAGTCTATTTCTTGACCTTCTCTTCTAGCTGTGTTATAATCAGAAAGATAAGTATCTTGGAAGAATAAAACTCTTAACATTTTTACCTTCTCCCTTCAAATATGTATAAGAGAGGGAAATCCCTCTCATGTTCACAATTACTTAGTATTTGCAAGTGTAATAGCTTCTGGGTTAATAACGTTACCGTCCATATAACCGTCGAAAGCTAGTAATTGTGTACCATTTAATGTTTGTTGTGTATCTCCGTTAACATGTTTAAGAGAGAATCCTTGTTTAACCATGATACCATAAGCAGCACCAATGTTACCAAAGATGATTCCGTCTTTTTTATCTAAAACGTCAGATACGTATACAGGGAAACCTAAAATAGTAGAACCAATAACACCATTGACTGTACCATTTTGTAATAAGAAATCTCCTGTACCGTCTTTCAATTTACGGATTCCGTTGAATACTTCACGTGACATGTAGAAAGCTGCACCTTCTAAGTAAGATGGATTTAATGAACCAGTAATGTCAGCTAATTCATCTACAGTAACGTTTGCAGAAATTTTTACTTTGTTTAAATCTTCTGAATCAGTTACTTCGTTAGATAAAATACCTACGAATCCTCTTTCTTGACCTAAACCTTTAAAGATTGATTTTTCAACTGCACGAACTGTACGACGTGCTAAAAGGTCAGCTGAATAACTTAATAAATCCATTGCAGAATCGTTTAACAATTGTTGAGTTAAAGTAACTGCTGCACCAACACGTTTTTGAGTTAAAGTAACATGTTTGAATTTTAATGCGATACTTGGAATTTCTTCGTTTTCTCCAACGAAACCTGCTTGGTCGTCAGTATTTTCTTTAGCGATTTTCAAAGTACCATTAACTGATGGGTATTTACGAGCTTGTTCGAATACTGGAGACGCTTCTTCCATTTTACGTAAGATTTCATCAGCGATTTGTTCTGGAATTAAAACATCGCCATCATTTGTTGTGTTTACATATTGAGCACGTTCCTCTAAACCTTTTCTATCGTTACGAATGAATGAGTTTAAAGCGGAACGTTGTTCTACTAATTTATTGTCTGCCATTTCTCTTTCCTCCACTTTTTGTCCTTTTGTATTTTTTAATTCATTAATTTGTGAATCAATTGTTCTTACTTCATTTACTAGTTTTTCAAATTCTTCTGATTCTTTGCTTGTTAAATTGCGTGATTCCTTACCAGTGCCATTTTCATTCACTTTGTAAGTAATTTCGTCCATTTTGTCTAACAAGCTGTTACGTTGTTCTCTAAGCTCTTTTAATTCCATTATTACTTACCTCCACGTAATTCTTCAATTCGTCTTTGTGCTTCTGCGAACGAAATAGAACGTCCTTCGCCTTGACTTGTTGAAGTGCTGTCAGATTGTGTTTTATCATCTTGTTTTTCAGATGTAGAAGATGAAGATGTGTCGTCTTGTGAACCTGTTTGACTAGAAGAAGTATCTTTATCTTCTTGAACACGTCCTTGTTTTCCATCTTCTCCGTTTTGTTCTCCAGGAACATCTTCTGGCAATGAACCATCATAATAAGCTGTTTTACCAGATTGTGATTCTGGTTCATTTTCTACTGTACCATCATCTTTACCAGCTGGAACTTTTTTGTCATGGTTATATGAACCTTTGCCGTCGATTTCTTTATCTCCAGCATATTTACCATTTTCTTCATCTGCTTTAATTCTTTTATGGTCTGAATCTGATTCTGCTTGTGCAGATGTTTGTTGACCTGCTGCATAATTATCTTTTTGTACATTAACAGTTTTACCGTCTTTATCTGTACCTAATGTTCCACGTAATTCTCTTACTTCATTAGTAAGTTCGGAAATTGCTGTAAGCAATTGGTCTGCTGTACGTTGTTCCATTACATTTTCCTCCTCAATGTCTTCTGGGACTATATCTTCGTCAGAAGTGTCAAGTCCACGATTTGAGATACTTGATTGAGCATAAGCTGGATTTCTAACAGCTGATACTTCAAATAATTCTAAATCATTAATCGTTCTCTCGAAAAGGTTCTCTCCAACTGAACGCCACTCATCATTGATAGATTGGAACCCGAATGACATGTTAGTAATTAGTCCAGAACTAATCATTTCATACCAATCTCGACCAGCAGAAGTATTAATAACTCTTGCTTCCATATAAAGACCTTTATCGTCTTCTTTTAAGTCTAAAGTTCCGTTCTTAGTAGAAGCTAAAACAACTGAGCTATCATGTTCTGCTAAGAAATCAATATCTCTATCTGATTTTGAAATGGCACGTTGGAATGCACCTTTTGAAATTTTTTCTTTAAAGCGTTTTGCCAGTCCTAGCTCTTGACTAAATTGTTCTGTTTGGTTTACATAACCAGCAACAATCATGTCTCCTTCGCTAGTCATTTTGGCATCGTGCATTCTAAATTCCACTTTAGCCATTTATCTAACCTCTCTTATATAAAAGTTATTTGTCTTCTTTTATATCCTTATCCTTGTTAGATTTTTTATCTTTGTCTTCTTTATCTTCATTCATCTCATCATCAGTCTTTTCTTCGTTGTCATCTTTATCAGTATTCTCTTTTTCTTGTTCTTTTTGTTTATCTTTTAAATCATTACTAGCTTGTTCAGAATCTTTATTCATAGCTTTTGCTACACTTTCTGGGTCATTAGGGTCAATAATAGCACCCATATTTGGAATAGTCATTTTACTGTCTTCTTTATTGTAGAAAATGTTTCCTAGACCCCACATCATGTAGTCATCAGTTATTTGTTTAAGGTTATGTCTAGCTCTTGCTTCATTCACAGAGATTAATCCGCCTTTCATTGCTTGAATAGTAGTAGCAAATTTCTCTGCTTCTGTAGTTGCCAATATTGAATCTCTGTCAACTTGGAAACTGTAACCTTTGTCTTTTTCAGATTCTAATAGTAAAGATTTATTTAATGCACTTTCAAGAGCTGTGATAATTGGGTCTAATGTATACTGTAAGAAATGCAAGTTGTTTTGTTCATTAGAATTATATTTATTTGCATCTGCATTAAGCATTGACTCTGGAATACCAAAAACTCTTGCAATATCTGATAATACAGCTTCTTTACTTGTACTTAAATCTAATTCATTAGGGTTGAGAGATACCGGTTTGTAATCCATACCATCTTCTAAAATAACCGTTTTACCAGCATTTTTTCCACCTTTATAGATAGTCTCCCAACTTTGTTTAATTCTTGCCATTGCTTTATCTGTAACCCTAGATGGAGTAGTTAAAACAGCCAAAGGCAATGCACCATTCTCCAATATAGAAGAACTATATTGTTGTTGGTTTAATGCAAGTTGTAATAACTCTGAATTAAGGTCTAATATACCCTTCGAATCTAATCCATTCTCAGAATTTTTTAACACAATCATTAATTCATCGGGCAATAAAGTTATTTTTTGAGCATCTGCTCCTAAAACTTCAAATTGACCTTTAACTGCAAAAGGTATGTTTTCATCTACGTATTTTTCAACAAAAACGTTTTTAGCTGGTATATGATGCAATCCCATTAACTCATTTCTGTTCCATTCTGGATATATATATGAGTTTCCATGAAAAAGATAATCTAATATAATGCGTTTCTTTAATGTAATAGCAGTTAATGTTGTATTAGGTTCTTTATTCAATAAAAAAACTCTTTTATCATCGTCTAATGATACATATTCTCCTTTAGAGCCTTTTTTATACAACCTTATTGGTAATCTAGCAATAGTGGATGTTATTAAATCAGTTGCTGCTGCTACAGAGGATATTGAAAGTGCTTCTTCTTCTGTAAAATTTGAGGAACCACCAGAGGAAGTACCAACAATAGCTGAATTTACATTACCATACATATTATTTAATTGTTGTTTGTTTTGATTATTTTGATTATTTGAAAATTGCTTCATTAAATCATCAATCAATCCCATTTACGTACCTCCTTTACAAAATAAATAATCCTCTATCTTCAAAACTACTTGTCAATAATCCGTCATCTATGTCTTGTTTCCATAGATACATTGCATCTGCTGTGGCATAAACACCGTCAATTTTACCAGCACTTTTCTTTTTATTGACATATATATTCATTGTAGTATCGTATGTTATTCGTGCGTTTTTATAGTTATTTTCTAAAAGTTCATTTTCTTGGTAAAGGAAATTGCCATCTATAATATAATCTCTCATCATTTTAAATGTTGGACCAAGTGACGAACTATTTTGTCTTACTTCTATACACTCGTAATCTCCTTCATCTATAAATCTGTTTACAGATGATATTGCATTACGTCTATCATATCCGATACCTTTTACTATAACATTATATTTCTTTTCTATTCCTAATACGTAATCTTCAACAAAACGTTGACTTATTACTCTATCTCCACATAAAAAAGCCCAACCTTTATCACGCATTAAGAAATAATTAATACGTTCTCTTTTTGATTTTTCTGTTGCTTTCTCTTGTGGAATAAATGACCAACATTTTGTATAAAATTTATCTTCATCATTATCATAATAAACCATTGAAACAGCAGTATTATCGACAGTTTCTGCTAAGTCGATACCTAAATAAACTTCTCTACCGTCCCAATCAAAATCTTCTTCTGCTATTTTACCTTGTCTTAAATCGTCTATAGTAACAAATGATTCTTCAATATCTCCGTCAATAAATATGTTTAAATGTTTAGTTAAAAAGTTAGATTTAGCATCAGACATCTCTAATGCTTTATTTCTTTTCTTAACTAAATAATCATAGTTAGCAGGTACAGTGTAACATAAAGGATTAGATTCGTATAATGTTTTATCTGACATCCAATCTCTTACGTCATCTGGTTTGAACAACATAGCAAAATAGCTATCATCATCAATCAAACCATCTAATACTTTTTCTGCATACTCTACCTCTTGCACCATTGGATTATCTGTGCTATCATAAGCAGTAGAAATAAGAATACCTGTTCTATTAATCATATTCATTTGAGATGATTCCATTGCTTCAATTGGGTATCTATTTTTAAGTGCCCCAACTTCATCTGCTACGAATACATTGGCTTTACGACCATCCATTCTGTTATCAGATGTAGCTAAAGCAATCATTTTACTATTGTTTAATAGACAAGTAACTTCTGATTTAATAACTTTAAACTTATTAGATATATGAGGACTTGCTTCAATCATTTTACCAATTTCTTTTTTTACAATTGAAGAAAGTTCTCTGTCGGGTGCTACTGAATAGAACTCTGAATTTTTAGGTTCTAATAAAAGAAGTAAAATAAAAATCAAAGCTACTAAGAAAGATTTCACTTGTGTTATCGTAAAGGCTTTTTATCCTCTACTTCTTACTGTTACCAGTAAGGTCGGCATACATGTCCAACTCATTTTATGAGCTGACGGAGACTCTTGGAAGTATTATATTCTATGTTTTTTATCAAAATAAAAAAGCATAGTTTCAACTTCTATGCTCTACAATACTTTTCTCTTTTAAAAGAATAAGTTATCTCGGTATCAACTTGAAAAATCTTGTTCCAATTGGTAATTTATTCTTGGTATAATCAGATTTCTTTTTGTAATATGGTTCATTAGTCTTTAACATTCTTTGCATTAAGCTACCAGAAGGAGATATTCCAAAAGATTCTGCACATTCTTGAACAGAATCAAAAATAATTTCATACCCATTATAGAAAACGCATTTTACTTTTTTCTTACTTATACCTTTTCTTTTACAAGTATCTGAAATTTGTTTTTTCTTTTCATCTGTATGTTTTTTACCTAACATTCCTTTAGGATGCCCACCATACTCTTCCCAAGACTTATTATAAAACGGATTGTTTTCTCCAGTCATTCTCAATCTTAGCATTTCTTTGTATTCATCTGTATGGCTTTTCCCCAACATCCCTTTAGGATGATTAATATATATTACGCCTCCATTTCCTCCCGGAGACAAGTTATATAAATCTTTTTTCAAATCATACTTTGAAATCTCTTCTTTTTCTCTTTCACATGCTTCTTCAAATGTTAAATTATCTAATAGAATATTATGTTCAAAATTATCCCAACCATATTTCTGTATAGCATACCAAAATTTACTTTCATATTTTCCATAAGGATTATATGCTATACCATTATTTCTCCATCTTATCGTTTTATCATTTGTTATACCAATATATTTTTTACCATTAATTTTATTAACATGTTCATATAATATATAATTTACCATCTATACACACTCTCCTTATATATTATAATAACATTAATAAAATAAAAAATAAAGTCTTCTACCGATTTTCCCCGATTACAGATATATGTTGCCATATATCTAGGCAAATTCATTTACCACTCTTTCTTGCAATTAGTAATGTTGATTTTTCATAACGTCTTTTTTCTGGGTTGTTTTTATATTTCCAACATAAAGCGTTGACTAAGAAATACCATTGGAAAGGCGCTAATGATTCATTAACACTTTTACCAATTTTCATTCCGTCAGCCATGTTGAGTAACTTTGTTAAATCATCTATTAGTTTTAATGTTTTTAATTCTAAAAAGTATGGACTATCTTCGTTTTCTAATTCATTTAAAAAACGTTGACATTCTTTTTTGATATACTTTCCAGAAATAATTTCATTATTAACTACTGATAAAGCATATTGATAAGATGGATGTTCAATTATATAATTATCAATCATAATCTACCATCTCCTTATATGTATAAAGGGCTCAAACCATTCAAAACTACCCTTTGTTCTTTCATTACTATTTTTCTATAGCAACAAAGCACTCAATAAGCCACATTGAGAATCTAGTTTTTAACCTATCTCTCCATTCACTTAAATAGCTAGTTTAAGTTACTATCTCACAGTCTCAGAGTTAGGATAGGTGGACATGAAATCCACATTTTATTATGTATATGTAACCATCTAAAAAAGTTATCATTTTATGCTGTGAAACAGTGGCTACTCTAAAAAGACAGTATCAGAATGGCTGGATTTGAACCAACAACCACCGCATCCCAAATACGGTATTCTACCAAATTGAACTACATTCTGTTAATCATCAAGAGGGCAAAGCCCTCTCGGAGAAATTATTATGAATGAATATGAATAAGGAAATCGAGGTTTTACCCTCTTAAAAATACTCTTACCTATACGGTCGCCATTTTGTCTTATTGACTTTTAGACGCAAAGATAATCACGTTAATTATCCCAATATAAATAAAAGTAATTTTAACAAAGTAAAAGGGACATTCTCAAATGAGTTGTCCCATAAGGTCATTCTTATAGATAAATCGTATTATTTTCTTCAATACCTTCATCAGTGAAAGTTAAATATTTTTGACTAGGTTTTCCACCTAATCTCATTTGTATTGCGTAATCATCGCTACCACATAAAGAACCATTAGTAATACATGTTGTCTTACCATAATCCATAATTGATTCTCTGTGGAAATGTCCACCTATAACAAAATCTGGAACATATCCTAATAACTGTGGTAACTTAGCAACAATACTTGCGCCTTTATCATAGTCTCCGTGTACTAATACGCCTTTATGTCCTTTTATTGTAGTTTCAATAAGACCGTCCTTAGAATCAAAAGACGTATAGTTTAATTGAGAACTAAATGCTGTGTCTAATATAGTTAAAATAAGTTTTTCAAAGTTCTCTTCTATTCCTGCCACGTCTTGTTTATTAGGAGATACACGACCATGATTTCCTATAACATTATAATACTTAACAACAATGCCTAATTTCAAAAAATCTCCAATAAAGTCTTTCAGATATTCAGAAGCTCTTATAACTTGCTGAATAACATCCTCTTCACTTTGGATTCTAGTCGATACGTGTATAGCACCATGAATTAAATCGCCTAAGTTAGCTATATGCAATCTCTGTATGTCGTCTTTAATTACTTTTTCATATGTTTTCTGCTTTAACTTAGTGATTCTGTATCGTGCTACATCTTCATTAAATCTATTAAATTGACTGTCTATATTCATTCCTAAATGCCAATCAGAAATAACTACCATAGCTTCTCTGTCATTAGTTTTATCTTTGTTTTCTATAGGTAATTCAAATGGTTCTAATGTTTCTGTTGCAGATTCAACATAATCTACTAAATGTTCTAAACGAGCCATTTGTCTAAGAGTATTACGCATTTCACGTTTCTGGTCTCTCATTTTTATTTTTTCTTTTTCAAGCTCTAATTTCTCTGATTGGATTTCTTCTAATTGGTCGGAAGTTAATCCTGCTGGGTTCTCTTGTTCTAAGTATTCTTGAATTTGTAAGTAGTTTTGAATAGGTCTTCGCCACTTTGCTTCGCTATGATTCTCTCCAGAAACTTCGTTTAATAAATCTCCAATTTCTTGAAATGTTAAACCGTAAGTTGCTCTATTTTTATATAATCTGATAGAATAAGCTGTAATGCTCTCCTCTGTTTTTTTAATGTATTCATTCATTCAAAAACAATCTCCTTTTTTAACAAGATTTAATTTCTGTTAAAGATTTTTCTATTTCCCCATTATCATTTAACCAAGTATATGCTTCTCTTCTTATTATTCTACCTATTTGCGTTATCCCAATATCATAAATATCAGATAATTGTTTATAAGTATATTTTTCATGTTTATATTTATGTCTTATTTCTAATACTTGTTTTATATTTAATTTTCCTGTACTTGCTTTTCCGCCATATCTATAATTATCTATTCTATTTTCTGAACGAGTGTCATATTTTAAATTATTAATATTGTTATTTAAGCAATTACCATCAATATGACATATATCATACCCTTTAGGACAATCTCCTATAAAAACAATAGAAACCATTCTATGAATTTCTATATTCTTTTTTCTATTGTTTTTAGTCAAAGTACATAATTCCATACCATTGGTACCGACTCTATTAGAAATTATTACACTAGGATAAGTTCTTTCTCTGCCATCTTTATAAACAATATGTCTTTCTAAACTTTTAACTCTTCCTAAACTACTAATTTGATAATATCCTTCATAATTAGGAATATCTTTCCAAATTTCTTTCATTTTTAATCTGACCTTTCTTTATATACTTATACGAACACCCCTCTAAGGTCAGAAAAAGAGAGATGCTTGTATAAGCATACAAAGATTTAATATGTATCAAAGGACAATTTGAAAAACGTTCCCATGTTTTTTAATAATAATTTGCTGTACGTCCTTTTTAAATACAATCAAGTCTCAACATAATATTATATCTTTTAAAATGTTTAATAAAGTTTGCTGTAAGAGACTTTTATAAAAATAAACAAGACACATAATCATTTTTAATTAGCGTAAAATATGAATTAACAGGATTGCTGTAAGTGTCTTTAATATGTATCAACGGAAATTAATCCGTTGTTTGATATAAGCCCTCTATCGCTTTATATCTATCTGATTCTAAAATTTCTAATAATGCTTTAAGTGGTGTATATTTTTCTAAATCATCTAGGTCTAGATTACAAATACTGTTAAATATGTTTTGACTAAAACCAGATACTAAAATTGTATTTTTAGTTGTTTTAACTACAGGTTTAGTGTTACCATATCCTACATTCCAAAATACTATAAACGGTAATTTATATCCATGTTGTTTAAACTTATGTTTCATTTTTTCAAAGAATGTGTCATCTGGTTTTGGTACATCTGATGCGAAAAAACCACCAGTTGTAGCTTCGTCAAATTGCATATCTGAAATAATAAGTAATGATTTTGGTAACTCTTCTTGTGTTAAATCATTGTTAATTGCTGTTTTTAATATTAAATCAAATGTTTTTTCTAAATCTGTATTCATACCCCAATTAGAAGATTCAACACTAGATACTTTATCACGAATAGTATTACCTTTAATTTTTTTCAATTCTGGTTCATTAGAGAATGTGATAAAATGGTCTTTAAATTGACCTTTGTTATGTTCTGATAAAAATATTCCTAAAGAAACTGCTACGTCCATTGGTAGTCCATACATAGAACCAGAAACGTCAACTACAGGTAGAATCTCTAATCCGTTGTTAGTTGGCGCAGGAATATTATTCCATAGAGTATTTAATGAAGAACTATTACTATAACGCACTTTGTCTACAATTTGATAAGGAGCGAGAGTTCCGCTATTTATTTTTTCTTCTCCAGAATCTACTTTTTCTAAATAATCTGTGTAACGCTCTTTGTCATTTCTAATAAAAGCGTCTCTATATTTCAAATTAGCTTGTGACGGAACACGAGAATAGTCAATATCTTCATAACGTTTTTCAGTTAACTTAGTTTCTACAATGTCTAGTTTCTTTCTGATTCGTGTGTTTCTTTTACGATATTCTTTAGGTGTAATATCTACATACTTCATAAATTCTCTATATGCAAATTTCATGTCTTCATCTTTAGTAGTTTCTGTTGGCATATATTTAGCTAATAAACTAACTTGTTCATTGGTATCATCTGAATCTAAGATATTATTTAAATGTTGTGCTAATACTCTCTTTTTATCCTTGTTTCTAACTGGCGCTAACAATAAAAGAACCACATCTTTGTAACTTCCGTACTCTGATATTAAAGTAACTAAAAACGGAATTTTATTTATATTAATATTGTCAAATATATCAACAAAACCTAAACGACCTAAACGTTTGTCTCCCCCGCCTTGACGAACGTCTCTTGCATATGCGATTAATTTAGAATATAATAAAAAATCTTCATCTCTTGCTTCAATCATTAAATCTGTTAAATCATCTATATTTAAAAATCTACTATTTCCAATTTCAGTTGATAAATCTAAAATACCGCTTAAAGTAGATTTATAACCATTTTCTCCGTTTGTTGTAACTGTTTTATTATCTTCATTAATTAAATTATCTAAAAAGGTCATGGGAACGACTTCCTTTCAAGTTTTAATATGTATATGGACACCTCTAAACCTAATTGACTTAGTGTCCGTAGTCTTTTACAATCAAATGACGGTCTTATATTATTTTTGATTAAGAACTTTTAATAATGGGTCTTCTTCTTTTTCTTGTTTTTCTATGTTGGCTGCTGCTAAGCTGCTTCTTGATGACGGTGTCATACCTAATTGAACAGCCAATTGTTTAAATTGATTAAGTGCTTTATCTCTAATATCAACAGAAGGATTTTTCTTTTTAACGTCTCTACCGTTTCTGTCTGGTTCATAATACCACAATCCATCTGATTGAATATCAGCATCACACTCTCTTATAATCGCTAACGTTTCTGAAATCTGAACGACCACTGGAATATCAAGATTACTTAAAACACCACTTACTTCCATTTCATTAACTATAAAAGAGTAGTATTCTTTAGCTAGGTCTGATAGGTACTCCGGAATGTCAGATACTTTTTCAGACTTGCCTTTTAATTCATCTTCTGATTTTTTCATTTGTTCAACTTGCGATTTATTATATCTATGGTTTTTGCTTGGGTCTACAAGTTGGGCTGGCGCTTTTGGTCTACCTCTTGACATTACCTTTTCCCTCCTTATTTATAATCTTAGTTCGTCAATATCTTCATTAAACTTTTGTACTTCCCAATCTAAACTACCTTTTGTTCCTAATGCAAGGTTACATGTTTTACAAACTGTTATTAAGTTGTTTGGGTCATACATTAACTCTGGATATTCAGAACGTGGTTTGATATGGTGTACTTGTAAATCTTTTGTTTCTATAACATTAAGACTTACCCAACATCTGTTACACATTCCACCGTCTCTTTTAATAATTCTCTCTCTTAAAGTTTTCCAACGCTTACTGTTTAATTGTTTTTTACGTTCTTTGTTTTGTTCATAATATTGTTTACTATATTCATTTGAATTATTTACTTGACAAATACATTGTTTGTTTGCATCGTATCTTCTGCCACAATGTGAACAAACTTTATATCTCATGAATAACATCTCCATATTCATCAAGAACACAACCGCAATAAACACATTCGTATTCGTCTGTGTCTATATGTTTAGTTTGCCCGTTACAATTAGAGCATTTTGGATTGCTTGTCATTTTTACACCTTCCTATTTAAGAAAGATGACAATTTCCTTTTTTATATGTATAAAACCCTTTACATTATATATGTAACAATAACGTGCATTTTCGGGTGTTGTTTACTAATTTTTTACATAAATAAGAATAATAATGTCACAAATTTGTCATAAAATAATTAACACAAACATTACTCTGTGTGTTATAATATATACAGAAAGAAAAAATATAATATTTTTAAATAAATTTTAAAAAACACTTGACAGATATATCAGGTGTATGTTATAATATATATAGAAAATAAATAGTTTAAGTTTTGTTAGTTGTCCTATGTTTGTATAAACGGACAGGTGGTCGTCTCGCCGATAATAGATGATGATTAGAAAGTAGACCAGCATAGCATTGCGTATATTGTTACGTTAGACTTATTTCGTTTTGAGTATCTAGCTATGTTCTAGTGTGGTTAAACCAGTCCGCACAATAAATACTTAAAGGTTGGGTGTTATTGTAACTTCCCGTAAGAACAGTTGCTTTAACTTGGAGAATTTAGGCGTGCTTTTCAGTACGTATCGTCTCAATGTAATTACCATTAGGCTTTCAAGTATGGTATCTTTTTGAAAAAAGTTTTTGAGAACAGAGAGTATATTAGGGATAAGTATATACTTTTTTAACTATTGTTTATTGGGTGTTTGTTATTAAGTGTTTAAAAAATAATAATTAAAAAATACTGTGACAAACAATTACGTAGTAATTTTTGGCACACAGGAGCTAACTTGTTAGCGACTAAACACTTCATCGAGATACTTACAATATATATAACAATCTGTAATGTTAGTTCGCTTAGCTCACTAACAAACACATTGTAAATATATATTGAGTACATTTTTCATTCTGAAAAATATACAATAGTTTTTTATTATGTATGAATAAGGAGAATGCAATATGTATAAAAAGAGTTTTAATAATAATAGTGTAAAAGTAGATGTTAATTTTTATGAATTTAAAGTAGGAGATAAAATATTATACTGTATTAAGTTAGAGGATATATTAGAACAATTGAATTTAAGAAAAGATAAAATAGTTCCTATTGTAAAATCTATAAAAAAAGGAGAAAAAAATATAGTAATATTAAAAAACAATAAATATTATTTATCCCAAACAGGATATGAATTGTTATTAAAAAATCTTAAAGGAAGAAATAGGAAACGTAGAAAATCTAATTTAATATTAGGAAAATATAGAAATAAAAATAATAAAAACAAAGATATAGCTTATGTTCCAAAAGATAAAGGAATCAAACACGATAATACAGAGTTGGATAATATTCCTTATTCTGTTCTTTATGGACAAATATATTATAGCCATAAAGTAATTGCTGATATTTTAGATACTAACGAAAAATATATTTTTGAAATATGCGAAGATTTAAAAAATGATTCAAATCATATTATTCAAAAAGAAAACGAAACTTATATTATAAAAGACATTGGTTTTTGTAAAATTATGAATGAATTAAATTTAGATTATACAAAGTTACTTTTAGATTTATATTCAATGAGATACTGGAGTTATAAAAAATTTAAGAAAGTAAAATTTAAAAATAAAAAAAGAAAAATTTCTAGTTTTTCTAACTCTCATGGTTGACACTTTGAGAGTTTTAGTTTATAATAAGAGTATAACAAATAAGGAGTGAATTAAAAATGACAAAATACATAATTACAGACCATGCAATGGAGAGATATGCAGAACGTATCAACTATAATCAAAAGAAAACAAGAGACGCTATAATGAAAGATTTAAAAGCACTCAAAAACAAAAGAATTATTAATATTGGAGATAAAAAACATATATTTTATAAAAATTATAGAGAATTTATCTTACAAAAGAAAGGTAATACAGAAATTTTAGTAACAGTAATCAAACATAAACGTTCAACTAAACAACAAGCCATTGAGAAAAGAGAACAAGAAAGACAAGAATATTTAGATATTATTAACGAATTTAAGGTTGACAAAGATAAATAATATGTTATAATTAAACTACAAAGAAAACAAAAGGAGAGATTACTTATGATTTTATTAGCATTAATTGTTGGAGGATTTATCGCATTTATTTACTACTGTTTGGTATTCTGGGGTGCAATACTTGGAATTGGAGCAAGTAAATTAGAATCTAAAGGGAAAAATTCGTTTTATTATTTAGATGAGAAAATTGGTGAGAAAGAAAGAGAAAGACTTTGTTCAGAATTAGTTGAAGAAGGTTGTAATTGTAGTTTTCAGTATGACATAAGACAAAAATATTTCAATATTAGCCTTATAAATAAAGAAAATGAACAAAAAGCACATGATATTTTAATAAAATATGGTGTTAAAAATTTTAGAATAGTTTAAAAGGAGAGATTGATATGTTTATTTTAGGTTTAGTATTCATCGTGATGTCATTTATTGTAATAGGACAATTTGTAATGATGCCAGTCATATTGTTTGTATTACATATTCACGATAGTATACAAGAAACATACAGAATAGATAATAAAAAAGGGAACAAAAGTTTTTATGGCACAGCACCTACTCAAGAAAGCGCAGATAGAAGCCTTAAATTTCTTAAATCACAGTTAAATAGATTAGCTGGTTCTCATAGGTTATATTTTAAACGAGGCAAATTAATAGTTGAATTAAGATACCCTACAGATGTAAATATAAATGCAGCAAAAAGACATCTTAGAATACGTGGAATTACTAATTATAAAGTAAAATAAGGAAAAATTAAGGAGAAATAGTAAAAATGTGTGAAGATTTGAATTTTTTATTAAAAGTGAATGATTTAAATAAAATTGATAATGTAATGAAAATAGAGACATTTTATGATAAAATAGATGGTAGAAATATGCAAATTGAGACTATTAGAATGGTTGATAGTGGTTCATTTGGTGTTTTTATTAGTAAAATCAACGGTATTTTTACAGAAAACGAGCTATATGTAGCCGAAAGGTTTTTAAAAGAACATAATAGAGATATTGAAATAATGGGAAATGACAAAATAGGAGTTATTTTCGATAAAAAATGTGATTTGAGACCCTTTAATATTATGGATAGAATGTTTAGTTATACTAAAACGTATAAAACACAATCTTATGCAAGAATGATTGGTTTAGGTGTTATGAATGGTATTAAAGAGTATCATATGAGTGCACCAGATAAGATTAAAATATACAAAGATATTTACGGCAATAATTATAGTTTAGCGTAATAGGAGTGATAATTTGGATATTAAAGATAGTTTATATATATTTCAAGGAGTTTGTACTAATGTAGTAGACGGAGAGGATGAATAATTATGTACTCAGATAGTGAAGTTAATAAAGTGTTGAGACGTAAATATCTAACGATGGTACAAAGATGCCATAATCCTAAAAGTTCGGGATATATAAAGTATGGTGCTAAAGGTATTAAAGTATGTGATGAATGGCTAAATGATTATGGAAAGTTTAAAGAGTGGGCTTTATCAACTGGATATGAATTAGGATTAACAATAGACAGAATTGATAATAGCAAAGGATATTCTCCAGATAATTGTAGATGGGCTACTATCATTGAACAATCAAATAATAAAACAACTAATATACTCATAGATTACAAAAATAAGACTATGACTTTAAAACAATGGTGTGAGAAATTAAATCTAAGCTATAAAACTGTTTTCGCTAGATACCAAGAGGGGTATGTAGGAGATGAGTTATTCTATGATGGAAATTTAAAAGAAATTCATAAAAATAGAAATTGTCAATTTTCATTGACGTTAAATGGAGTTACCAAATTAGGTTCTGAATGGGCGGATGAATTAGAAATTCCTTATGATTTGATAAAGGTCAGATATGACAAAGGATTTAATGTTCGAGAAATTTTATCTACCAAACCATTATTGGTAGAAAGGGACAAAAATAATATCAAACATAATGAAACAATAGAAGATGAATTAAAAATAGGAAGAATAAATAAAGGATTGACCATGAGAAAACTTTCTCATCAATTAGGATATAAAAGTAATCAAGTATGGCGTTGGGAAAAAGGAGAAAGAAAAATCAAAAAGAACGATATTAAAAAATTGGTTGATTTAGGTATATTAAACTCTAAATGGAATGAGGGATAAGGAATGGCAGAAATAACTAAAGAACAATTATTAGAATTTATCAGGAATAAAGACTTAGATTTAGACGAAAGCTATCCGCGTAGTGATTGGTGGAAGTTCAGAGATGAACGTGACTCATACAAGAAACAACGTGATGAACTCATCAATGATATGGCAGAAATTAAAAAGAAGGCAGAGGCGTTTGATGAGATAGATAATTTAATCATTAACGGAACATTAAAGGATAGAGAACCAGATGCGATATTCCAAAATATCTGCCATGTAATTATAAATTTTAAGGAGCGTGATAGTGATGAATGCTGAAAAACATATGCAAATGATGCAGATGTTACAAAATTGCGTAATTGAAAAATATGTATCACACGATGAATACGAAGAATTGGTAGCTAGAGATAAACATGGGAATAAAATGTTTATTAAATTTTATCCGAATGAGGATGAACAATAAATGAATAAATAGTTAGAAATTAAATTATTATCAGAAACGATTAGAAAGAGTGAGTTAGTAAAACATGGAACAATATTCTAAAGTTTATCTTAGAAAAAATCATCAAAAAAGAGGTATTAAATTAGGAGAAGTTGTAAAAGGTTCAAGTTGGTCAGAAATGGCTAAACAATTACCAGAACTAAAACAATTACCTTTATCTCCTTATTTAAGAATTTGGGAAGTTAACAATGAAACACATATAGATTATGGTTCTCACGATTCTATTATTGTTGTTAAAGGGGTCGTGACTATTAAATGACCCAATACTTAATTAGGGAATTTACAGATAATATAGGACATATTCATAAAAATATAGAAAAATCAAGAGAAAATGAAAAATTATATGTAGTAAATGCAGAAAACAAAGAATAAGCATTAAAAATTTATAAAAATAAAGGAGAAAAATAGTATATGAACTTAGAAGAAACAAAAAAAGCAATGAAAAGAAAAGGTAGAGTGTTCCAAGTTATTGGATTAACTAATACGAATCAGCAAAAATTCTTTGTATTTGATACAGAAAAATCAGCTAAAGCGTTTGTTGAAAAGCAAAATTTCTTAGCAATGCATCAGATTATTCCTATTGATGTAAATAGTTTTAAATAAGGAGTGCTTGTATGAAACTAGAACTAGAAAATGTTCTCAAATTTGATTTCTATAATGAAAAAATGGCACTTTATACAGATGTTGTTAAAGAGATTATGGTTCATTTAGTTAATTTTAAAGGATTGGAGATTATAGACGAAGAAGAATATAATAATAAAATGAAATTATTTAGTAATAAATTCACTGAACTTATAACATTAAGCAAAAATATTAACTATAAATATAGTAACATGATGAATCAGATTTTCGATTTAGAATTTGATAGTGATTTACCTAATCGTACTATTGAAAATTACTTAGAAGAAAGTAAAATAAGAGATTTTAATAAAAAAGTTCTCAAATATGAGAAAAAAGTTAATGTATTTTCTAAAAATGTAATAGAATTAGTCCATTCAATGTCACTTAAAAAAGCATTTGTAACTGATATGTTTCTACTGAAACAAATGGAAATAGATTTTGAAGTTCTATATGAAAAAATAGAATTTATTGAAGATAATATGGATAACTTTAAAGATACATTACAATAATATTTATTGACAAATGACTTCTTATATGGTATAATACTGTATAGGAAGTTTTTTAGGAGGTTGTTTTATATGGAAACGCTAATTGTGTTTATTATGTTAGCATTTATTATATTTTCTGAAATAATGGTATATGTTTCTAATAACAAGATAGAAGCTATTATATTTTCCACTTTAGGAATATTGTCTTCTTTAATAGGAATGGCTTTTTTGTTTAATATATAAGGAGTGTTAATATGTTTTGTGTTTATGGGTGTCATTCTGGAATGAAAGATGATATAGCATATCTATTATATAATGATAATTACGCTTATCAATGGATATTTCAAGAGTTATATAAAGAGACTGATTCCATGTATGATGTTGTTAAAGAATTATTATTTAAGTATGGCGTACGTGTAGATAGTGGAGAGTTATATTTAGATAGGGAAAGCGTTAGATTGCTTTATAGAGAGTTAAGAGATATTAGTAGAAATGATTATCTAGTAGAAGCAATAGAATATAGAAAAAAAGTTGTATTTAATGATAATTATTATTTCTTCCTTATTGTAGATTTTTATTAGGAGTGATATAATGGATATAGGTAAAGTTTATTATGTGATTATGGAAAATGAGAGATTCTTCGAAGAAGAGGTTAAGGTGTATGGTTCAGAAGTGACAGACACTATAGTAATTACTACTAAGGATATAAACGAAGCTAAGATATTTGATGATTTACCAGAAGCTAAAGAGGCAGCAGAGAGATACGGATTTGAGCTTAATGGAATTAAAACAGATTTTATTTAATTAATTGTAAAAAGGGGTTGACACCCCCTTGTTTCTATTATATAATGTAATTAAGATAAAGAAAGGAGAAAAAACAATGATTGTCTACTCAAAACAAACAAATTTAACTAAAACACGAACATTTGTCCATTCAGAGTGGACAATTTTTGCCTTTTTGTGGGGTTTCTATATGAGCGAAGGGGGGGCGCTTGTCTTTTAAAAAAGAATCAAATTTTCACATAAAAAATAGGGGGACCCCTACAGCCACAAGACTTCTGAGACTACCCTAATACTACCCGACGTCTTATTAGACTACCCGTGGTGTAAAATTTCTATAAATATTTTATAGGTCTGTACATACCAGGTATACAAAAGATATAATATGCCATTGATATTGTATAAAAAAATTATATAATATAACTTGTGCAATACAAATATATTATATAAATAAATATCATACTATATCATCCAACATATATCAAACATAATACAATATACGAACATGACACCGAACACACAACAGACACGCACAGACAGACACAGACAGAACACGCACATACGCATACATGCGTTATAAGGATATATAAGGTAATAAGGTAATAAGGTTGTATGATATAGCTTGTATCATATCAATACATATCAATACTATATACAATCATGTAATACAATCTAATACATTGATATACTATGTGTGTTAATCATTACATGTAATCATTACATATCATTGTTATATATCATTGTTATATATAATCATTACATATCATTACATACATTCATGTATAACAATCTAATACATACACAATCACAATACATATAACTATATACTTAATCATATACAATCATACATATATCAATACAACATACACACAACACATACAAACACAATCAACATAACTATACATATACATATCTATATACATAACTATATATACTTACATACATATGTACATATACATATATGCACTATGATATATATACCACTGTGCACACTGTCCATACGATACATACTACATACTGATACACCACACAACGAATATACATAAAACTATACATATACATTATTATATATATAACTATATACATTACTATATATATAACTATACATAATCATACTACTATCATTGTACTATCATACACACATACATATACACACATACACACATGATACATACATATATACTATACATAGATATATATACGCTATACATATACACAACTGTATATATTACATACATATGTATACACATATAGCATACACATATATAGATACATATACACACATGTTACACATAGGCTTATACACACGCCTTTATATATACCCTTGATATATACCACCTATTATATAACAACGCTTTATATACGCCCTATATGTTCATTATATAGCACTGTTATATATACGTCTTTAACATACTACCCTTTATATAATACCGTTCATATATAGCAACCTATAATATAGCCAGTGATTATATGAACCCTTATTGTCTGACCGACCATATAAACAATGTAATATATACCACCCCCCGTTATACAATCCACACAGAAAGCCACACAGAAACGTTATAAGTCAAAGGGTATATAATACCCGTAATATAATAACGCTTAAAATAAGGCACAATAAAAAAGCCTAGCTATTAAATAACTAGACTTATATATATTCGGCTGAAATGGATCCAATCAGTATATAGATGTTTTTATATTAATAATTGTCGTAATCTATCATATCGAAATTATGATACAACAATACGCCTAACATTTGTTTAATGTTTGTTACTTTATTATAAGTAACGTCATAAGACCCAAAGTCTTCGCCATAAAACGTAAAACTGTAAAAAATACCATTATCAGAATTTAGTTCCCCTATTTTAACACTTTGATAGAAAACGCCTAACGTTTTACTGTCATGTTTTACAAGCGAAAACTTGTAACCTAAAATATTTAAATCAATTGCATATCCTTTGCTTAATTTTAAACTAATATCGTAAATACTTTTCATTTTTCATCATCCTTTTTATTTTTTAATATATTTAGCTTTATCATTGTTAAGAATCAATTTAACAAACTTTGGCGTTACACTTATTTCTTTAACGCCTTTTTTATATATCTTATATGCACAATGATTTACAATATAGTAAATATCATCGCATTCATCTATGTT